TCATTCTATATTTAACTTTTCGCAAAGTTTATTAATAAGTTTCTCCTGTTGGTCAATTTTCTTTTTCTGAGCTTTTATCATTGCAAACATAGCCGGAATCATGATACGTTCATTCCAGTCTTCAACAAGTCCATTGGCGTGTCTGGTGGCTTCTGGAAAATATTCTTCTACGTCTTCTGCAATGAACATTGGGATATATCTTCCTTCATTCTCATCCCCTTCAACTAGATATCCCTCTTTATATTTCGCCCAAAGTGGTTCAATATTGTACCATTCTTCAATTTCTTGCTCTGAAATATCGCTTCCGATATCTTTATAGCGCTTTGAAGATGAAGATTTTAGCATCAGCTGTTTGTATCCTGTACGTCCATCCCAACAAACAGTATTTGATGATGTCGTATACTCCATGTCTTCTATCCTTGGTGATTTTGCGAAAGATGCAGGATTAGCAACAGTTAAATCTTCAAATGTACCAGTGTCAGCCGATACCTCTGTGGCATATATGTTTAGACTGTTATCATCCCAACTGATTCTCCAATTTTCGTCACCTCCGATTTCAATATCCGCTTCATTGCCGAAAAACTTCTTGATATCAACAGGGAATATTCCATCGTTTGAAAACTGTACGCCTGTATATTCCATGTACTTTGAATTTTCTTCGTAGTTTGTGAGTACAGTATATCCAGAGCGATCAATTAATCCTTTAACAGCATTGCTGGCATCTTTAATTTTCAGATAACCGTTCCCATTCTTTTTGCCGCCCAAGGTAACTGTTCCACCAAGAAGAGCATCAAGGCTGACGTAGAGACGCCCATTGCTATAATATAATCCCTTCCAAGCCCCGTCATTAGTCAGAATGCTAACTATTTGCTCCTGCGTCAAATTGTCTGCATCAATAACGACCGCCACGCTCTGCATATCCATCAATGTCGTAGTACCACCGGATGCATATAATTTACATCTAACATTTGTCACATCTCTCGGAATACCGACAGTTGAACCATTAGAACTTGCTACTGTCTGACCAGATCCATTTGTCAAAATAGAATACAAATAGTGTGTCACGGTATCCTCATCGGTTGAACTAATATAAATGGTTTTCCAAGCACTTCCATCAACAGTTTCTTCAACGATAAATCTGCCTTTATAAGGTACTCTAGCAGCTGAATCACCATCACGATAATACGCTTTAAAGGTTATAAAGTTTGGACTAATCACTTTATCTGAACCACGTTTCAGCACGTTACAAGACGGCTCAATGATGTAGGTTCTTCCCGGTTTTCCATCAGCTCCCGTCTCGCCCTTAATCTTACTCCATGTATACTTTGTCGGGTCAGTGGAATCTGTCTTGGTGGTATCCGTATACTGGCCAATATACAGTTTATTAGTTCCATCAGAAACCGAAAAGCCTGTCTTTCCATCAGCACTGTTCGCGTAGGCAATATGTAGATAATACGTCTTTCCGTCTGTGCCGTTCGTTCCAGCAATACCATCTTTACCATCAGACCCCTCGAATTTTGACCACGTATATTTCTTCGGGTCTGTGCTGTCATTCGGTTCATAGTCTACATAAGTACCTATATACGTGGACGGAGTTTCAGTCATCTGACTAGATGATGTCGGATTTGCCACGGAACTATATTTGATGTGGAAATATGATGTCTTGCCGTCTACTCCATTTGTTCCATCTTTGCCATCTTTTCCGGGAACTCCTTGTTCGCCTTTTTCGCCTTGCAAACCATCCAGCCCATTGACTCCGTTCTTTCCAGCTTTAAGCTTGGCAATCGTGAATCTTCTTGTGATGGACAAGGTTTGCAGGTAAGTGGCTTTAATATCCACCCATCCGTTATCAGCTATCAGTCCTGTGACTGTATAGGTGTGCGTATTGACATCCCAAGAGCCGGTCACGCTGTCGGATTTCGTAATCGTGTAACTGCAATCATTGGTTACATCCTGTGAGCCATACATAACTGACGCTGTGGTTGCCACTGTTGGAAATGTTGGAATATTGCCATCTGCATCGGATGTAATGCCCTGATACTCATTTGAAAGTGTTAGGGTCATGTTCTTGGCAGATGCAATATTGTTGTCCATTTTTGTCAGTTTATCCGGCAAAGAACTATCACCAATTACAACATTATCTCCGCTGATAATTACTTTTTTTGCATCCATATCAACTTGAAAAAGAATATTTCCATTGGCGTCCTTTACCGTGATTGCTCCTGTATTAATCCACGTTGCATTTACTCCAACCGCATTCAAGATTCGAACAATGGTATCGCCATCAACAGTCATACCGCCATTCCACGTTTGACCACCATCTGTAGAAACTCCCCATGCCTCAGAAGTCATTTTCCAAATTGCCTGAGATTCTGCCAGAGTTGGTTTGTCGTGTAAATAAAAGATTTTGCTTCCATTTTCCTGTGGCTCAACAGTAGTATAAACTCCTGTGGCTGAATCAATTCTTTTTCCAAATTCTTCAAGAGCTTTTTCTCTCTCGGTTTTTTCCTGCTTAACCATATTTCTTGCAGCAACAAATGCCTGCGTCGCCTGGGAATATTGGGTGCTGCTATTTTTAGCAGCGCTTTTAGCATTGCAAGCTATCTTCTGACCGGATCCCGGTTTCAATGTAGTTGTGGTAAGTAGCGATGTGTATATTTTTCCATTTCTATCCACAATAATCAGTGAATCTCCAGCTTCCAGAGCCACATCTGTAGGGCACTCGGATTCAAATGGTCTAAATCTCATGCCAACGCATTTCTCGGAAATCATTGAAGCAATCGTCTGGCCATCGCCAACACGAATTAATTTATTACCAGAAATTCCAAGAACATATCCCTCTGTACCAACCATGTAAGTTTGCGGATTATCAGAAGAGGATTCGCTGTATTCAGTTACTTTCACGCCTGTGATTACTACATCTGTATGATGCGGAGTAAAACCATAAGTGGTTTTTATCTCAGACACATTTCCTTTTTCATCAGTAGCAAAAAGTCTCAATATGCCATCATTTTCCAGAAATGTTCCGTTATTTGCCGATAAAATACCATTTGCACTGGATAATTCAAGTGAGATATTGCTATCATCTTGCGTTTTGAGAACCCCAAGATCATCAATAATAAGTTCTTCTTCATTGATGCTGATATACCAACCGATGCACAATCTGCCATATTCATCGCATCTCATCCACTGACAGCCAATCTGTGCAACCCACTGTAGAACCTGGCGAAATGTTAAAGCTTCGTCATTTGGACGATTCTGCACGATATAATCATCTCTGTCAAATGATGTTGTTTGCAACGTAACTCCACATACTTCACACGCATCCCTTACAATCTGCCCTCTGGTTGCCGGATATTTCAATTTGCTGTCTGAATAGTTCCGGTCAAACTTCCGCATATTATCTTCGCACGTAAGGTCTATGGTCACCGTTTCGTCTTCCGGCTGTTCAACTACTGTTGCTGTGCAAATACGTGTTTTTTCAATAACCGTATTTTTATGAACTATGATTGTATCGCCGGTTGAATCCAGTATTTGTTCTCCGGCTGAATCTAACAGTTCACTTGTATCCTCGTCTTCAATCTGTAATCCAACATAACATATGACTTCTGCTCCCTCAAAATCGTAATCGGAGTACTCACCGTCAAAATTATTAATGCTAAGATTCAATACATTAATGATTGCAGAACCGATGTCAAAGCTACTATCCCCGGACACGGAATCTTCAAACGAGAATCCATTTGCCCACAGATTGGCACTGGTCAGATTGAGTACAGTTCCGTCTGTAAGTGTGATATCTGCATACTTGAGGTACTGCACGTCCATTCCGTTCTTAACTTTCTCTTTCCATCTGTTAGATAATTTTCTCATGCATTACCTCTCAATCACATCAAAACTGATAGATTCTGTTCTCTGGTTTCCACGCCACCACCATTTAACAGGCGCACTCCTGTCGCCAACATAAAACGTTCTGGTTTCGTATTTTCCAGCCATCATATCTGGATATGTAATTTGGATGTACTCGGGATTGAATGCTTGGAGAATCTTAGCTGTAGTAGCCCAATCTTTACCGTTCCACTGCAAAGCTAATTTCCTTTTTTGCGCTACCCTGTTTTTATGCATGACAGAGTCATCAGATCTTCCTGATTTTGCCGCTGATACGTCCTGTAATCCCCATGTGTAGGAAGACGGGCAAGGCATCGAGACACCGTTTACTTTTAAAAATATTTCTGCCATATAACACCTCATAAAAGAAAAAGCACCTTCCCGAAAGAAGATGCTTAATCACATGAAAATAGCGCCTATCGCTCTGATAGACGCTTTATGATTCTTTATTCTATCACATATACAAGGTGATATTCAGTAAGAAAAAGTTATATTAATGTTTCTTTTGGATATCCAAAATGAATCTTTCGAATTGCTCTTTGCAAAATGTCTCATAATCTGTATTTCCCATAAGAATTGCCCGATTCTTTAATTCTTTCAGTGCCTGCAAAAACATAGGTACATCTTTTTTCTTTACTTTGCAGATTACGACAACATAATTTTTCTCTCTGTGTTTGTAGTCCCCGCAGAATTTTACTCGGACTTTATTCTCTATAAAAATCCTATCAGCAAGGTATCCAGTTGTGTCTATGTATGCAAAATTAATGTATCTGGAAAGCTTTCCAGATTTTAACTGTATGTAATTGACAACGTTTTTCATCCTACCATTTCTCCTTCAACTGATTAATTGGTGTTCCAGCTACTCCGGCACTTTCCCCGCTGTCAGTTGCTTTAAAAAACGCATTCGGAACCTGTGGGTACATAAATTCGAACATCAAATAATTCGCAGCATCGCAAAGATACTCCGTGTTACCGGTTTCTTTATATTTTTTAATGCACATATTGTGTGATTCAATCGCATTTACCAGACGTTCTCCAAAATTATCTTTTGCCGTGCCGTATTTGTAAAAGCTTGTTTCGCACCGGTTTTGTCTCAATTCATCAAATCTGTCTGAATACTCTGCCGGCATTTCTTTTCCAAGTCTACTCATTTCTTTCTCACTTTCTAATTAATTACTGTAATATTTTTGCCTAGAATCAATTCTGGTGTATTATCTGAGGAAATTATCGCCAGATGATTTTGAAACGTTTTCCACTTCATTTATCACAGCAAGAATAAGCTTTTCAACAAACTGTTTTTCTGGTGATCCTGTATACTTTTCTCTGAGTCTATCGGATTCGGAGATAAACTTTTCCACAAATTCGTATCGTCAGCCGAAATTGACCAGTATTTCTTGTGAAGTCCCCACACTTCCTGCCATATGGTAAAGTATTTTTGTTTGAAATCCATTATTCCTCCCACATGTTTGTTTATTTATCATTCATTAACTCAATTTGCTCCGAAAGTTTCATTGCGATATTTTTTCGAATATCACCTTTTATGAAATGAAAAATACGATAATTGGTATCTTCTCTGAAATTTATATCAAAATACATGTCAATGCATGATTTATAAATATACTCAAAGCCATAAGCATCTATCAACTCAATCATCTCGTCTGGTACTGTAACAATTCCCTCTACTACGGTTTTTATATATTCTTCTTTCAAATGAACATGGCTTCTGCCTAGTTTAATTTTGTATTTTTCCAAAAAATATAATATGACATTAGTGACATTTGTTTTCAATTCTTCATACTCTTCGCATCCTACATCATTCCAATATTGGTTTATTCCTTTCCTCAAAAGGATTTCGCTTATTCCCATTCCGAGTGGAGACTGGATGCTCCTTGTTTCCGGTTTACCCGGACATGGAGAATCTACTGGTACTACTTTAGTAGTATCAGAATCTTTAACTCTCTTTTTATAAACCTCATCTAAGTCTTTATTATAGTTCTTATTAATTAAAGAGTTTCCATTTTTGGGAAGTTCCATTTTCCCATTTTGGGAAATTCCATAGTTTTCCTTGTTTTGGGAATTTGGAAATTCCTCTTTTGGGGAAAACCAGTGTTTATCATCATTTAACACTACTTTTTCGCGATTTTCCTCTTCTGGTAAATTCTGATTTGAGGAATTCATGTCACTTTGTTCCATTTCGTTGTCTTTGATAATTTCAAGAGCAATTTGTTCTTTCCATTCTTTAATAGCAACATTTATCACTTCATCATTAGGTCTGATATGTGTTGTTGGAGCACCGTTAATTTTGAACTTTTCAACAATCACTAATTTTTTTGCTTTTAATTTTTTCATCGCAGAATCATATTGTTTAGGTGCAACTCTTATTTCGTTTGCCCATTCATCTCTACGCCTAGCAATCCAAAAATAACCTTTCTTTTTGATTTTTGTTCTGACGCACTCATTTTTTGAATCTTTATCAAACCAGTACATAATTTGAGATAATAAAACACCTGCTGTCAAATCACCTGCAATATCGATATAAGCATGTAAAGTATGATTAAATCTATGTGAAAATATGTAATCTACTTTTCTTTCTAATTCATTTTGGGATAATTCTTTGATTTGTTCGCTCATAATAGATAACCTCCATGTCGTTAATGCGTGACTGCCTTGTAGCCACAGATCCATGATTTATAAAAACAACAGGCAGGTGCATCATGGAATTGCACTTGTCCCCCGTCGGGTTAGCCTGTTGGTTTTACCAAACAAAAAAAGAGCACACCAAAGAATCGTGAGGTTTTCCTCGTTTCATCTTTAGTGTGCTCTCTTCAACAAATGTAATAACTATTTCTCGTTTAGTATATCAAATTCTAACGCAAAAATCAATATGCCGGGGACGGATTCATGCGGTAATCTGTGTTGTTCTGAGCCTTTGTGACAATTCGTGCCAGTTCACGCTCGTTCACTTTGATGCTGTTCATGATGTACTCCGGTGAAGAACCGCCAAAGCCACCATTGTTCATCAAAGCAGTAACTACGCCACGCTCGACAGCTTCCATGATCTCGTCTTTTGTAAGCCCCATGTTGCCGTCATAGCCGGACATGATGCTGTCGGCAATGGATTTCATGACTTTCTGGTTCTCAAGCGGAAGAACGGCTTCCTGTCCTGCTTCGCCTACACCAATGACAGATGCATTTTTGAACAAACCACCTTTTGCATACCAGTTCGGACTATAGACAGGGGTTGAACTGGTACCGCCGTTCCCAAGGCTATGTGTTTTCCACTGAGAAATATAATACGAAAGCGTAGGCATTCTCACGGATTTCATTCCATTTCTTAATGATTGAGCCGCATTATGACCAATGCTATACATATCACTGAATGCGCTGCGAATAGTTCTCATAAAGCTATTTAAAGAGCTATCCATACTCTTTGACATACTTCCAGAAACATAAGAAGAGATATCTCTTCCGATATTCTCCCATTTCTTATAAGCAATGTTGTACTGACTTTGGAAATGGCTTGTTACAGATTTGTCCATATTTCCAAGCTCTGTACTTACGGCATTTTTCATTTCCCTGGCTTTCAATGTAGCTTCTCTGGAAGAATTGCCCCATGAACTAGTGGTTGTAGTTTCCATGCCTTTCATATAAGTATCAGCCTGTTTCTGGATTTCCGAGAAATCATCTGTGGCACTCTTGGCCATTGTGTTTGTAGCTGACTGAGTATCTTTTGATGCCTTACCAACAGAAGAGGAAATTGTCTGCTGTGCACCAACGATATTTTTGTCCGCTGCTGATTTTGTAGCTATTGTTGCATTCGGGAAATCTTTCGATAATTTACTGTTCAATTCATCGAGCGGAACACCTGCGTTTTTCAATGAAGTATAAACTGCATTTAGTGCATCAGTTGTATTGCTGTATGGGACTTCACTAATCATATTCCATGCAGTCGTATAATTTCCCCCAAATTCAGCGGAAGAAAGGCTCAATGCGTACAGAGTATCTTTCAAATTATCAACGCTGATCTTTGACGTATCAAATTTGCTTGCAGCTTCAGACACACCTTCTCCAAGAGCAGAGATTTGATTAGTCATGCCCTCAACAAATTCAGCTGATACACCGGCTTGTGCACCATACTGCTCAAGAGCTGTTCTAGCCTGATCGGATGAAACACCATACTCTTTCAGTTTTTCAACCATATCAGCATACATTTCGTCATGAGTTTTTCCAAGTTCTTCGTCCTTTTCAATCAGCTGCCATAATGCTTCTGACTGCTCATTAGTAAGATTCGCTACATTAGTAAGCTGTGTTGCGTAATCATGGAGATAACCACCATACTGTGTAGTCATTCCATTACCACCTTGCATGGTCTCAAAAAGTCCTGCTAATTTCTTGGTAAGTAATACTGCACCACCTACTGCAAGAGCAATTCCACCACCAGTTGCAACAAGTGAACCTAACGATGTCCCAAGAGCCGGAATAGTTGTTGAGACTGCTTCTGTGATTGCGGGACTCAGCATACCTTGTACAGCTTTAGAAAGATTTCCAAATACAGTATCACCTGTAAAAAACTTAGTAATTGTATCAACTAATGGCATGAGCTTATTACCAACTGCAAATACAGCCATAGCTTGAATAAATGTGCCGGCAGATGTACTTCCGAGGCCTTCCCAAATACCACCAAGGACATCACCAATAACAGTGATTAATTGTCCAAGATGCTTCGCCCAATCAATCTGGCTAAGAAATACGCCTACGTTGTGACCGAAGGCTTCCCAGTCAACACCTCTGGCAATCTCAATAAGAGATGTGAGCAATTTATTGATAAATTCTTCTAACTTTTGACCGTTTTCTCGCCAGTTGAATTCTTGCATGAATGTCGTAATTCCGTTGGTAATATTATTAACCAGGTCATTCCATTCAAAGTCTTTGGTAAATGAAGCCAGTGTATCGAAAGCACCATTCAAGCCAGTTGCGAGCGTATGAGCGATTTCGCCAAAGCTAATCTTTTCAAAGATTCCGTTCAATCCTTCTGCAACAGCTGTTCCGATTTCTCCGTATGGAAGATTCTCCACGAATCCAGAAAAAATATCCCAACCGCGCATAAAGGAATTTCCGAGCAGATTACCGAAATTGCCCCAGTCCACTTCACGAACAAGACCAGTGATACCATTGGCAAATTTAGCACCAAGGTTCTTCCAGTCGATTCCTTCCAGAAGTTGGTTTGCAGTATTTACAATGGTATTCATACCAGCTCCAACGGTACGCCCCATCAAATCCCAGTTGATATTATCAACAAGGCTGTTGAAAGTCTGGGTGAACGCACTGGTGAATTTAGTGATGTAAGGGCCTACGTTATTCCAGTTAATGAAATCATAAAGCTTTTGCATTCCCCAGTTAATGCCGTCAGCCATGATTTTTCCAAGACCTTTCCAGTCTTTTCTCTTAAAGGCATTTACAATGGCATCTGCCATTTCATTTGCCCTGTTGGACATTTTCTTGAATGCTTCGTCCCATGCTTTTTGATATGCAGACAAAGCATCGTCCAAAGCAGCATCAAGTGCTCCGATATGCCCCAAACCGCCTTTTCCAGAGCCAGAAGATGGATTGCTTGTACTACCAGAATCAGAATTGTCATTAAGCTGATTCAGTTCATCAAATGAAAGAACTGACAATGTTTTTTTGAGTTTTTTGGCATTCTTATTTGCAGTATCAATAGAATCACTGGCATTATCCATATTATCTGCAATATCTCCGGTATCTACAGAGATTCCACCCGTAGATGATACAAAGTTTGACAGTTTAATCCCAAGAAGTTTTGCAATATAAGCGAACATTCTTTGTATTGCGATTACTATTGCATTGATATATGGAAGAACTGTTTGCAGTATAGGAATGAACAAAGAACCTATTGTTCTTCCAAGGGATGCGAAGTTAGATTGAAGCATACGAATTTGATTTGCCGGTTGATTGATCGTGTTTGATAAATCAGCCCATGCATACTTAGAGTTGTTCAGCAAGATAATCGTTCTCAGAATCGTTTTATCTGCCTGAGACAAATTCGATATGCTGGTATTAATTCCAAGATTATACAGTTCCTGTTGCATGTTGGCATTACGGATATTAATGCCGTACTTATCCATAGCGCGGCTCATACCAGTCAAGCCAGATGCCATATCCTGCCATACATCCTCAAAGTCCATGTTTCGTACAGAAGCAAGGTCAGCACCAATCATAGTGAGTGCATTAGACAATTTTAATGCAGTCTCTGATGTATCGCCCATAGACGATGCCATCTGTGCAAATGTTGCCTGATACTGCATTGTCTTTTCTGGGTCAAGTCCAAGACTGGCGGTATTGGTTCTAGCCAGTTCGCCAGTATCTGAAATTTCGAATCCTGTCAGTTTCTGTGAAAGCTGTTTTGCCCTTTCCTGGAATGAATTTGCATACGCTTCAGCGGATTTTATGCCACTTTTTTTCCATTCGTCAGTGTTGATTCCTTCTGCCACCTGATTGAACGCAGAGTTGAAATGGTTCAGGGTCTCTACATAGTTCATTGCGGATTCTACTGGCGATGTCAGAACATCTAATGCTCTTTTTACGAGGAAACCTTTGGCATAAAGAACACTCAACTTATCAGTTACTGAACTCATAGGATTTGACAATCTTCTTATTTTTTCACCAGCTTCAGAAGATGCATTTCCAATACCTGCGATTGCAGATACAGCTTTTCCGCCTAAAGAAATAGCTTTTGAAGCAAATTTTTGAAAAGCATTTGTCAGCCCATTGATTACAGTACTTGCTTTTGAACCTAACGAAGAAATCGTGTTAAATGAATTCGAAACGCTATTCGTGGCACGCCCTACTTTACTTCCAGACGATGCTAATACTGCAAGAGCTTCTGTCATTCTTATTGTGCTCGAACTGATATCTGGTGCGCTTTTCATTACGTCAAAAAACTTCAAAACCTCTTGCGCGAGAGTTGATAATTGATTTGCAGTCTTTCCAGTTTTATCTCCTGCACTAGCTAATTTTCCAAGAGAAGTAATAAAAGCATTGGTGGATGCTGATACTTCGCTCATAGAGCCTAATTTAGTAGCCGCATTATTTAAACCTGTCGCAAGATTCGGAAGTTCCTTTGATGCATTGCCGATATACTGTCCTGTACCGGCAAGTTTAGCTATAGCGGTTGTGAACCGGCTAACGCTCGGAGAAACATCTGGAATAGCATCAAGTTTCTGCATCTCGGTAAGAATTTTACCTAATTTTCCTGTATCAAACTGACTGAAATCGGATTTTCCAAGACGATTGATAGCGTTTATAGCCGCATTCAATCCATTTGCTTTAAAATTCACGCTACCTAAACTTTTTAAAGAATTGGAAAAATTATTTAACCGGCTTATGTCAAGATTTCCAAGGGCAGTGTTTAATGTATCTAATTTTTTTACAAGGTTATTAATAGACCGCACCGCCTGAGTTGTGCTACTGTCTATTTGTATATTGAGGGTATCTATGGTATTATCGGCCATTAAAGCACCTCCTTTTAATCAAAAAAATAAAGGGCAGACAAGACTTTTAATCCTGCCTGCCCTCGTCATTATTACCATGATTCAGCTCAAAATTTGCTTGCATGAGTTGCAATGTCATGAGCAACCTGTCACGTTGCCGTTTCTTTTCTGTTTCAGAAAGATTCTCTTCATCCTCTTGCTTTTGCTTTTCAGCTGTTTGTGAAAATGGTTCTTTAAGGTATTCAGCTTTTGACTTTTTACCAATAAGCACATTTGCAACCGCAGTCTGAACTGCACACATCGTGTACATGTTGAACTGCCATGCTTGCGAATCTGCCATTTTTTGTTTTAATTTGTAGGCTTCCATGTATGGTTCTAAATCATACGGTGTGGAATCCCAAAACTTTTCCTCAGAAACGCCAATAGACAAATAAAGTGGAAGTAGTTTTTTATGGACTACCTCAGGAAAGCTCAGCTCTTCTTGTGATCCTGCGGAATTTTCGGAAGTTTCTGTTCCTTTTCCGCTTTCTCCATTGCTTTTACCATTCCGGATAAAAAACCGTTCTTTTCAAGCTCCTGACTTGCTTTTTCGAATAAAATAAATCCATTCTGAGGATTTTCCTCTGTGGATTCATCTTCGTAATCGTCCAGAAGGTCACATACCTTTTCATATGCAACTTTCTTTTCTTCTTCGGTTTCATACCCGAATTCATCTTTGTGTTTTCTTTGCAGTCCTGCCAGAATCAGTTCTGGAAGCATTTTGATCATATCTTTCGGGTTGGTGATTGCCCCCATGGAAGACACCTGTGTAAGAATGTCCGACTGAGTAAGCACTCCGTATCCAAATTTTACTTTGTATGTTTTATCATTTACTGAGAAACTAAACATGAATTATCCTCCCTGTTTTATATCTTATTCAGCAGCCGCTGTCGGCTCAATTTTGGTATCCAGTCCCTTATATGTATTGATGATAAGAGAAATAGACATGGTTGCTGCTTCGTTCTGTGCAATTTCTGGCATCGGAATTTCGCGACCGCATTCTGCAACAACGAAGAATGAGTCGGACATATCCGGGAACGACACCTGAAACCAAGTTGCCAATCCTGTAGTTTTTGCAGCCTTAGAATCTTCGTACAGTTTTTTAATCTGTTTAACAGATTTATCTGGATCCATGATAAATTCAATCTCCCAAGTACCACCTGTATCCTGTCTACCAGCTGCATACTGAGTCAGATAATCTTCCAGTGCAGAAACGTCAATCTGTTCTGTGTCAAGAGAAATACCGCCGATGGAAGAGGCTTCTTCCAGCTGTGTGAATTTGGTAGGCTTTGTGCCTTTCACGGTTTCAACGGCATATGAAAATTTCACACCAAGTGTAGTTAATCGTGCCATTTTGGCTCCTTTCTGCCTTTCGGCTATAATTTGTTGCAATAAAAAAGAGCCTTAACGGCTCTGGTTCTAGTACGTAACCCTGTACCGGGAGATAAAAGGATCACCTCCTTCTAGTCTTCTTTGCTTGCCTGCTTTACAATCTGATTTACATAATTACTAAGTCCTGCAACGAGGATTCCCTGTGTGATTGCGGTAAAAATTGCCATTGCGATTTCTTGCGCGCCAGATATAGCGCATGTAGCAATAACATAAATTCCACAAATCAGAATGCCTAAAGCACCAAGGATTGCCGGGATATATTTGTCCGGTATGACTTCGGATTTTTTGATTCCCATTCCGATAAAGTACAGTACTACGGCTACAATTAGAAGTTCCGGCTTTACATAGTTCATAATCTGTTCCATGTTTTCTCACTCCTTTCCTAGAGTAATGTGCCAGTATATATCCGGCTATATCTGCTAACAACACGTTTTATGCTGTTATCAGCATTATTTTGTCTTACGGGCCCGTATATCCTACGAAAACCCATGCCAACCATAGCCTTGTGACTAGCATCGTCAATTTCATATGCTTTTGAAGAAGCTTTTGAACCAGCCGCATAGGATTCTGATTGGAAAGATGGCGTTGTCGCGCACTCATCCCCCTCAAGATTGCCACGTGATGTTGGATTTCCAAGCAAGAACAAACGTGCGTAAACCCTTTTGTTTGAAGCTACCGTCTGACTTTCATCATTAGAAACGTTTCCTTTTCCTACAACGGGTTCAATAGTTGTTCTCCATCGTTCAAATACATCTGAAACTGGATTTTTTACTACATCTGGCATCTCTGTCACCACCTTATTTTGAGCATAGAAAAAGCACCCACCATTCCGGTAGATGCTTTTATATCTTACAGTATACATAAAACAGACGTTATATTCAGTAAGAAAAGGTGTTATGTTTTTATGCAGAAAACACTTCTTTTGCGATTCTACGGATATTCTGCATAATTTCTACGCTTGCTTTGTACACGGGCATTGTAGCCTCCGTACCGTAAGAACGTACCCATTCGCCAGAGTCTGCCACATATACCCACGATTCGTTTTTTCCTTTTCCCTGTCCGTAGGAACCAATGGTATATCCGAATTCTTCTCCTTTTGGATGTGGGCTTGTTCCTGCCGGAGTGTTGTAATGGATACCTGCACCGAATTCAATGAAATTTAGATCAGTTCCCTCGCACACAAGAGTTGCCTGCGCATAATTTCCGAACCTGTTGATTTTGATGTAGGTATTGTGGTTCTTGTCAGAATCTCCCTGTGCCAACATAATATTTTCGTCTATGACAGGAATTCCCAATTCGCAAAGCCTTTTAAGAAATACTTCATTTTTATCGCGAAGACTGTTTTGATATGCTTTCAATTCTTTGATTGCATTTCCAATAGATTTTTGGCTCAGATTGCATTTGATTACTCGTCCGCTCATTCTTCTGCACCTATCTTTTTAATTCCATATCTAGCCAGATTTCCTCTTTGCGTATCAAGGATTTTCTTCAAACGGTAATCTGGCGGTGTTATAGGAATACCATCTTCCAGAACCAGATTTTCCAGTGCGTCAACCTGTGGCACGGTATCAATCCAAAATACATCTCCCTCTTGCGGATGGAAAGAACGGTTAAAAGAAGTAATGTATCTGTCGTAATCCGGCACGATTCCTGCCGATATTTCCTCTGGCGTTCCTGCGGTAGATGATACAGAAAACTTAAAGCTTTGCGGTTGACTGTATGTCGGTACGGTATCTATTCCCTCAAGTGTTTCGGTTACTCTTGACCAGTACACGGTCTGCTTCTGTCTTTTTAATCCTCTCATTTATGTTTATTCCTTTCAATGATTGTGGTACAATGTTTTTAAAAGGAGGGGCAAATATGGAATTATACGATATAATCCATTGCAAATGTGGATGCAAGTATGAGGTTAATCAGAATATAACAATGGACAAAATATCGTGTCCAAATTGCGGAACAGAATATGAACATTCTGAACAAGTGTTAAAAAGATTACGACTTGCAAAAACTATTGATTCCAACACAGAATCAAAAATATGGTCACATATTCTGGCTGAATCAACAGAAGAGTTTTTAAAACCAGAATCGCTAGAAGAAATCCTGGATAAAATTGATTGATAAAAGGTCTTGCCGGAACCTTACCAGTAGTCACATACTGCCATCATCCGCGACACGACCTCAGAGATGATATACTGATGCAGTTCTTCTGCGATTTGTTCACTGCCCTCTGTAATTCTTCGCAAATATTCTGGACTAAGCATAGTATATCACCTCTTTCGATAAGTGTTGTGGTACATGTTTTGACTTTTTACTGGTTAAATAAAGCCCCGCGCCTTTTAGTTAATTAGTTTACACTTTCGGTTCTTCTTCCTTATTAATATCCATCAACTCATTGTACTGCTCCTCTGTGATTCTCCCAACTGCAAAAAATACGTCAATCTTGTTCTTGAGGTCGTCTGTGAGACCGTTTCTTTCTTTGAGTTTTTTGAGTGTTCTATATAACATAATCATACCTCCAATTCTGTTAATGCTACTGCATATTCACTGTTGACATAGGCTTCTGCTGATTGTATATCCATGTCATAGATATAATCTCGGTTATCGTTAAGTTGCTTTTTGACATAATTCCACCCATTTGCCATGCTTATTGGATAGTTAAATGCTGTATATCTGTCAAGCTGTTCGCTATTAACGCTGATGTTTGTAGTTGGATAATATGTTGTAAGTGCTTTAAATGCGGTAATTTCTTCTGTGGTAAGGTCAATTTCTTGTGATTCTGCTAACAACCATTCGGTTTTGTTTACAATAGATTGTGTATTATCTAACTTAGAAGAATCAACCATCCTCACCAATTTCCCCCGTTCCACATCCACATAATCTGCAATATACTGCTGACCATCAATTGTGACGTTACCACCTGATTCTACAGGGATTGCGTTGAGAGTATACGGCAGGGTGACGGTCTGAATAGGTTTGTATGGTTCAAAATCGGAATCTGTGGCACTTATCATTATATTTTTGTATGTAATTTTGGTAGCTGTAGTGGCATAAATACCAAACATAATTTTTACATATGAAACATTTTTTAAATCGATTGTTTCATGATTAATTCCAGCTTTCGTTCCATCAAATTCAAAACTCACATGAGAAATGTTATTTCCTGCTATACTTTCATTGCCATTACCACCCATCAATTCTTTATTTATATCAAAGTATTTCGCATTAATATGGTATCGACCATCACTTGTGTCCGAAGACGTATCAAAAGAAAAATAAATTTTCCCCTTGTGTAAAATAACAGGTATAAAATCCGTAGTATATGTTTTTGTCAACCCAATTAAATCACTACCGGGATATAAATTCTCCCCACACACCTTCACAGTCGGATTCACCACGCTTTTAATCTCAACTGGATTCTCTGGCGTTGGCACTCCATCCTGTGATGATTTGCCATACAGCATCATATCTTGAATCTTTCCATTGTCAGAATCAGTGATATGAGTTTCACCCTGATTCGATGCGTAGAACTTTGTAATTTTGTTGGATAAATCTTCCTTTAGTGAATCAGTTTCTGCCTTTACTTCTTTGAATTTGTCGCCTACGGCTTTGGAGTCGGCAAATGCTCCCTCGACGCTCAAAGTTTTATCTGCGATAGGCTTGTCTGCTAAGCCTGGATACCCAACTGGAATATCTCCGTTTTGAGTATGGATTTTTAAAATTGATTCTGACATGAACTACCTCCTAAAAAATAGGTATACCATCATCTGTTAATGTTGGTGCGATGGAATTCTGAGTCAAGTAGTTGTTGACAGCTTCTTGTACCTGTGCATACCCAACTGCCTAAATCCGGCAATTCGTCACCGGCATCATATTGAATCCCATCAAAAATAACTGTGTTTTCTGCTTTTGCCATCTATGCAATCATACTTTCTGCCCCTACAGGAACCACATAAGTAAATTGGTTTCCTAAAACATCTTTTGCAATGCCAATTACAAAGCATCCGTAATCGGCAAGCATATTGCACACAAATTCCTCTGCATCCACCCAATACCGTTTCTTAACCATGCGGTGAAGTTCTGGTAACAGACCGTAGCTAAACATCACGCAATGACCTAACTCATGGATAAACACACGGTTCAGAAATTCCCCGTGCAGATTATTTGCAATCGAAATTGTCATTGTAGAATAATCTGATACTCCAAGTGTTCTATTGCCTGTACGATCAATTAACACGCTGTCGTGTGGAGATACGAACTGCACTCTCCATAGGTCTCCGTTCATATAAAATTGTCTTAGCATGGTTTATCACCATCCTTTAAAGTATAAAACGGGCTTACATTTATCTGACCATTCTTTGTCGGGATACTTCTTAATAAATTCATCGCACTCATCCCAATCTTTTATATGCGTAAAGAAATATTTTCCACATTCCATACATTTTCTTTGGATTTCCAAAAATCTTATATCATTGCCATTCGGTCCGTGTGTCCAGTGCCAGCAGATCACTTCGCTGTTCTTATGTTTGCAAAATAACTTTCTTAAATTAGGAATCATGTTTATATCCCTTTCCAATTAAAAGCCCCTGCTACATTCCTGTAACAAGGGCAAAATTCATTTCATATTCAATTCATCTGCTGTATCAGACGAGTTAAGTCAGTTTTCATCGACTGTCTAAGAGTCGCATCTGCATCTGACCACATCTCTGTAAGATTACGGATAATGTCAGATGTATACTCTTTCATGGAATCATCCATTTTTCTCTTAGATTCTGTATCATTGGAATCATGGTAATGCCTGCGATTCTCACTGTATCTGTCATAGCTTTCGCCGTATCTGGACTGCTTATGGTTCATTCCATCCATCCTCATATCACTACGGTCTGGATGATAACCCATGCGGTACATATTACGTTCAAACTCTGGATTGTTCAGATACTCGTCCATCCAGTCATCATCTTCCATGTACAGATATGGTTTATATCCCATACGACTTCCTTTGCCTTTCGGGGCAAATCTGCCATTGGAATAGCGATACCTGTCATATCCCATGCGTCCAAGATACTTCTCTTCCTGTTCACATTCGTCCATAGCTTCTACGATTCTGTAATCTTTATCTGCACAAATCGCACACTTTACAGCTTCCATGCAGTCTTTCAGATCGTCCCAGTCTTGAGCACTGAGATTATCAAAGCCATGTGTTTTGGCTTTTTCTATAGCCCATTTTCCCATTTCCATTGCAACTTTATACATTACAGTGCCCCCTTTCTAACAGCCTGTGTAACAGGTGTGTCTGTTGTTGGGGCTGTACCATTAATTGCAGTTAAATTATTACTCGGGCTACAAGCCGGGTTTCCTAACATCTTGAATACTCCACCAGTTGCACTCGTAGCTACTCTGGTTGCATATTTTGTTCTGGTTCTTACTCCACACGCTGTAACCTGTGCACAGCAACGATTCTCTAGCGGATACAAAGTTGTTCCTGTTCCTATTTGAATCATTACCGGGGCGGTAATCGTAGTGGCTTCTGGTATGCTTTGTGCGATAACAATGCAATACTTTTCTCCATTGGAATAACTGCCTGCCGGGAGTGTAACCACAAGATTCCCGCCAGTGAATGCGACAGCTTGGCTTATCACAAGACGATTGCAGAGTTTACAAACATTTTTACAACTCATACTTCTACCTCTCAATCAAATAAGAGGTGAGCCACAACCCACCTCTTAGAATTAGTCAACCTCTAAGGGTGAGTTACTTAGCAACAACCACTGTTGCATCCACATCCGCCGTAATAGGTGTTCGGATTAGGAACAACGTATGCTGGAACAGCTGCCGGATTAATTGCATTGATTAACTGCTGAGTCTGTGAAGCCATAGCAGTTGTAAGCAGCGCAGACTGGCGATCCTGAGATGCAGCACGTTTCAGATCAGAATTCTCTGCCTGTAATGTTGCAATCTTATCCTGAGTCAGGAAATCAAGGATTGCTCTCGTATTGCTGTTCTGATTTTCCAGAAGATCTCTGGTGTTGTTGTTCATTGTGTTCTGAAGAGCACAAGTGTTGGTAGCCAGGTTGTAGTTGATGCCCTGGATTGCTTCCCTGGTTTCGCAACAGCAGTTTGCTAACTGAGACTGTAATGCATTGGTATTCTGCATACCGGCTACAGCATCAGCATTGATTGCCTGCTGAACGCCATTGAAGCCCTGAAGCATTCCAACGTTCATGCCGTTGAAACCGCTCTGCATGGTATTGTTAAGAGCGTATGTGCTGTCGCAGATGCCCTGCTGAATACCTCTGATGCCGTTCTGAATATCGTTAAGAGTGAAGCCCTCATTGATATCGGCACGTGTAGCCCATCCTTGGAAACCGGCACCATTTGCACCATTTCCACCATTACCACCGAAGCTACCGCCCCAGCCACCGAATCCACCCCATCCGAAGATAGCGAAAATCAGTACAAGCCAGATAAGTGAAAAACCATCACCGCCCCACATGTCATTGGCACGGTTATTAGAGCCTGTAGCAGCTGCAATGTCACTAAGGCTGTAATTAGAACCATTCATCATGTTTTTAGTCTCCTTAAATATTATTTACAATAGGAGACATCCGCGGCTGTCGTCCCAAATTGTAGCGATTTTTAATCACCCAATTATGGGGAAGTGTTATAATCCAAAGAATTTCTGGATAATTGTGTCTGGTGATAAATGCTTTTCATTAAATACATTTTGCTGTATTTGATGTAACTGGTCTGTATCACCTTTTTTGTATAAATCCAATGCATTTTTCAATGTTGGATTATTTCCTGCAAATTTGCTCATGTCGTTCATCATGTTATCAACACTTCCGAACCTCTGAGAAATCATTTTTTCAAATTGCTTTTTCATCATGGCATTAGGATTGAAACTCATCTCTGCTTACCTCCGTTCTGCTTAGATACCGATGTCTCCGACATTTGTGTCGGGAACATGTTTTTTATTTCAGAAATCTCAGAGCAAACATCATTCCGAAGCTGATTAAACATTGCTTCAATATCAATCTGTTTTTCTTCCTGCTTTGGATATTGTTCTTCTGGATTTACAAGCCGGTAAACAAAGATTCTGCTTTTTCCGTCTGCCTGCAATTGCTTTTTATATATTTCTGTTCCGTCTGTCTTTGGATAGTAAACAGGGTTGCCAGACATATCAACGTCCTTTGCTTTTACAGTATCAATCCCATCAACCATCTGCCCTTGAAGCATCGGCATTTGCTGCATTTGTTGTACAGGCTGCTGCATCTGCATTTGTCCATATGGCATTGCCTGTTGATAGTTATTCTGTAATTGTGCCAACCTGTCTTGATACGGCTGTATTTGTCCGTAAGGGTTGCTCATCATTGGCTGTTGCGGATAATACGGATAACCTGCCATAATCTGTTCCTCCTGTCCGGGATTCAAGAATCATATCCATATCATCTATAGAACGATGCTTTTCCCATATACCCTCGTAAGGGTTTCTTAATATAATCATTACGTTTTCTCCTATGATTATATTATATAGGAAGGAACACTATATTTGAACGTCACTATTTCGCCACATTTCCGCCATTATACAAAGAAAAGCCCCGAATATACATCGGGGCAACTTTGGTAATTTTCTTTTTTATTTTTCTATTGATTCGGTCTATGGTTCTGGGACTGTACCCCATTAATTCAGATGCTTCCCATAATGTTTTTTCACCATAAGCCCGTAATCGAAATAATTTTTCTTCACGTGAATCAAAACCTGCTTCTTGCAAGTAAAATTTTCTTTCATCTTCTGAAAAATCCGCATAATTCATATAACTCCACCGTCCTCCCTTACAAGTGGAATTGATTTGTTACATAGGAAATATACCGCTCAACATAAATCCTACAGCTGCTCCCACGACTGCTGTTATAATGCATACAATAATTGTATCATAACGTTTGCCAGGGACTGCCATGAGGATTTTTAAATTGTCGTTCATCTCATCGACTGTTTCTTTGATATGATCTAAGTCATTGCTATACAGGGCGGTCTGTTGCTCCAATTTGTTTATTCGAGAATAAAATTCCTTGTGCCTTTCTGACTGCTTTTCCTGCATATCATGAATACTTTTTTCAATTTTTTCGAAGCGGTGATTGTTAAAGCACTCATGTTCACATCCCATCGCTTTTCCTTTCTTTCACTCCCTATAAGATTTTTGCTCTTTCCCTACTTTAACGAGCAACCCTGCAACGTGCCGGGAGGAAAAACACATTGCGTTCCATCCCATCTTTTTTTAACTCAAACTTCCAGCAAAAGGAAAAACACCATGATTAATATAAATTTCGGTTTCAGATTCCCAACTTCTATTTACAGAAGATTCAGAATGTGATCCTTGGAACTCAGCTCCCTGTTTAACCAGAAAGTAAAGCGCCAAGTCAAATATGCAATCATAGCATTTTTTCATGTCGTTTTTGATTTTATCATCAGTGTAACTAGAAGGGTAATTTCGCTTATTTTTAAATGAACGAATTGCCCGGTTTACAGAAAGAGTGAGCATGGACTCAGATTCTGGATTATCTGCTAAATAAAGTGATAATTCTTCCATAAGTTCTTCATTCATTTAATTCACCGCCTCTTTCTGCGTTACTGCTGAGATAATATTTCGGAGATCATTCCAGCCTTATTAGTTGCTGTCAGGGCATAGCCATTGTCACTTGCAAGCTGTCTTAACTGTGGTACAGTCATGCTAGACAGCTCGCTTTCTGTGTATTTATGTGTTGGCTCTTCAGCTTCAACACTTGCTACAACCGGTGACTGGCTGTTCTCGTCAAGACTATGCCCGCTTATTCCCCCTTTGTACCGATAACGATACCGCCATTAGCTTTCGGAGCAACCGGAACGAACATACCGGACGCTTTTGTCCATACTGCAACCGGATCCTGTGTAGCCCACATGGACAGTGTTACGAAAGAACGGTTTTCTTCCTGAATGAACTGTCTGTATTCAAGTTCCTCAGGCGTCACGCCCCAGAGTCCTGTACCGAAAGAACCGTTTGCATCTGCTTCATACAGAGTAAATACATCTTCTTTGAAGTATCTGCCTGTTTTAAGAGAACCATCTGCTTTTCTGAAGTGGAATTTCTCATCACAACGATCAATTGTGATTCCGTATTCCTGCATAAGCAGATTTGCAAGTTCCTGTTTTGTCAGAAGACGTTTGTTTGCTGCTCCCAGAACTGCTGTCTGCATAGCAGTGTTATTTCTCATGTAGTTAATCATTTTGAGAGAAGTAAGGGCTTTATTAACTACATAACCATTGTCTTCTGCTGCGGCCACCATCTTTTGGATATCTCCCATGATATCTGCTTCTGGTGTAGCCCAGTTGGTAAGTGTTACTTTTGCAGTTGTTGGAACACCATAATCGATTCCCATATCGACATGATTTTCTTTGACTGTTACAGCGCCAGTAGAAAGGAACTGGCCTTTCATGACATTTGCTCTTGCGACAACGCTTTCGAACAGGTTAGCTGCATCATCAAATACAAAGTTTTTCAGTGCTTCGTTGTCCGGCACACCATTTTCGATTGCCTGACGTAATCTTTCAGACTGATTGATTTTTCTCTTAATGAAGAGTTTTTCAGTCAGTACTTTTTCGAATCCTGGTCTTGTACCAATTTCTGCTTCAGTATCAAGAGCATGAACAAACGCTACTTCTGGAAGCCTCTGTCCAGACATAAGTCTGTAATATTCGGCTTTCAGATACTGTGTTTTTATATCTGGAAAAATGGTATCAAGGATACCAGGTCTTTTTACATCAAAACTCTGGGAGAAATTAAGTCTCTCTTCCTCTGTGATGGATTCTAAAACATTAAATGGCATTGTTATACCTCCTTAAAATACTGGGTCTTCTGTAGTTACAAAAACGATTCCTGATTTCTCAAGTTCAGTTTTTGCAGTTTCATCAACTGTTACCGGGAGTCTCTTTTCAAGAACACGACCTGCAACAATCACAGAAATCGGTCTCTTAGCATCATCTGTCATATCAACATCTTCAAACACGATGCCGATTGCACTTGTTGCATTTGTCGGATATACAGAACCTGCTTTGATAATTTTCTTAGTTCCAACTGTTTCAGCATTTGTCTGATTTGCTGTGTAAGTTTTGAGTACTAATCCAACCTCAGATTCAAGTATGTTAGGTCTGGATTCATACTGCTCAGTTTTCATAAAAGCCATGTCTTTTTCTCCTTTACTAAAATTAAATATTTACCGGGGCATTATCATCTGCCGCCTTGGCTTCTTGATTCATTCTTGCTGAGTATGCTTTCGCATATTCAGATGCTTCACTTTTCTTTGTCTCTTTACCGCCGCCAGCTTCACCACCCGGATTCGGCGTTTTTTCGAGGACTTCTCTCTCCCATGCGGCTTTCGCAGTATCAAGAGCGGTTTTATTTTCTGCGGAAATTCCATTAACAAAACTTTTTGCTATCTCTTCTGGTTTGGACTCAATAGGCATTAATGAAAACGCTTCGATTGCGCTCGCATATGTTGTTTCAGAAAGACCTGCTTTGGCAAAGATAGAAGTAATTTCGCTTGTAAGTGCTCTTTTCTGAGAAGTAGTGAGGGCATTTTCAAGATCAGAAATTCTTTTCTCGTTTGCTACCTTTTCTTTCTGACGTTCAAGTTCTGCTTTTTCTGCATCAGTCATGTTTTGCTGTTTCAGCTCATCAAGTTCTTTTTGCAGTGCTTCTGCCTTATCAGCTTTTTCTTTAAGGGAAGTGTTTTTGTCTTTTTCCTTTTTTACTTCTCCTGTGACGGAATCAAGATATTTGGTCACCTGTTCATCAGACGGTTCCTCAATTCCCATACCGATAAGTACTTGTTTTGCTTGTTCTCTTGTCATGAAATCTCCTTTCTTCCAGATCATCACACTTTTTTCACACGGTTCGCTCCGCACATGATCTGCACCCGATTTACGCTCACGGGCTGTTGCAATATTTTTGAGTATTAAAAAAGGAATCTCAGTTTCCCAAGATTCCTTAAATAATTAATGTAAAAACGTTTATTCTTCGTCAGTGGAAGAAATTATTGCTGATTGATTTTGAACTGATTTCTGACTAAAATTATCAATCAATTCTTGCGCTTTCTGCACTTCCTCTTCTGGATTCTTATACAATGACTGCATGTACGGAAAACTCATTTCGTATACTTTCTGCGGATCACTAAATAATCCACAAGTAATAAGTGCAATGAGTGGATGTATTTTATTTTTAACCAGATAATCCAGTGCCTGTGCTTTAACAAGCATATTATCTGTCGGGTTTCTGGTGATTTTTACATCAAAATCTCTTGTTGAAAGTTTTATATCACCAGTAGTATTTCTTATAATGTTAAGTATGATTCTGGCAGATGCTTTCTCAGCTTCACGGATAAAAGGTTCATCCAATTTGGCTCTACGCTCTGCGAAGTCCCAACCATTGCGGAGATATACGGCTTGACCGGTATCTCCACCAGTGTTCTGTTGCCTATCTGGCATTCCTTCAACAATCAGCATATTGCTGTAAATATCATCTTTAGCAACTTGACTTTCTGATTGATTCAGTTCAGCAGTCATCAGTTCAACATCCGACTGGCATCCATTGCTTGTATCTTTAACAGATATAGCGCCAAGTTTTACCATCTTGAGGAATTCGTTCTCGTCAATCTCGCAGTTCTTGAATTTCATAAAGGCTTGAACAAACTGTTCAACTCCATCCATTCTGTTTGACTGCATGTTATTGATTGTATCAAACATTGTGATTGCTATTTCAACATCAGATAATCTGTCATGATTGTTTGGATATTCAATAATTGGAATGTTTCCGAAGCCATTCAGACCGGCTTTTTTAATCTTTCCATTCTGCACAATGAAATACTGGTTTTTTGAATAGCACTGATAATACTGTTGGTCATCTTCGTCTTTTAATATCTGAACCGACATCAGTGGTTTTCCGGTGCCTTTAGAATAAACAATGTAGCAATCTCCAGGATACGGAATAAAAATTCTAAATGGTGGAATGTCTGAATCTGCTGTCCAATCTTCTTCACGAAGAATGCACTTGTATGCAGTTCCTACTGCACTTTGATATGTTCCTAACTCAATGTTTCTGGCTTCTGCATTTGCTTCATCCAGGTAATCATTGAACAGGTCTACCTGTGCGTTGTTTTCTTTTGTAGCGTTCTTTTTCTTACAAACAAACTGAATTGGTTCGCCATAAGTCTGAGATGCTTTGAAGCGTACAACTTCAAGTGCGTGATTCTCGCACACTCGATTGTTGATTTCAGGACGCACAAGTTTTTCTCTGTAAAGAACTGGCTGATCGCCTTTGTAGTATCTATACAGATAATCAATCATAGTTCTGTTTCTATTGTGAACACCGATTGTATTAGCAATCACTTTCAGTACATTTTCTGGTGTAATTTTGCTTACTCCGGTATATGCTACCTTTCTGCCAAATTCACCATGGCAGAGGTCAATATAATTCATCTTATTTCTTGCCACTGCCCTACCTCCTTTTTAGGCATGAAAAAAGCATCGAGTTTTCGCCCGATGCTTCATACATTTTCATCATATATTATACATAACCGGAAAGTTATATTCAGTAAGAAAAGGTGCTAACTTTTAAAATTAAGCATTTCTTTTACGTAATTCACGGCTTTTCCATGGAATTGTTTAATATATTCTTCGCTGTATTCCATTTCATCCGCAATAACAGTTAGCTTTTTCCCCTCTATGTATCGTTTGTACAAAAAATCATAATATTGGGGATTTTTCACGGATTCTATAACATCTATAAGTTTCTGCTTTTTCTCTATAAGTTCTACCACATCATCAGCCAGTTCACGCTGTGCGTCCACCAGTTTTGCTATGGTATCGCCTATTTTATCTTGGCTTCCTGAAGTCTGAACGCGTTCAATGCCATATGCCGAAGCACTAATACTGGTGGCAAGCAATTTTAAGTGCTCAATTTCTTCCAGTTTGTTATTTATAACTTTTTCGTATCGTTGAATTTGATTCAGATACTCCTTTATATCCATGCTATCTCCTTCCCCAAAATGGATTCTGCATTGCCGTTACTTTACCGCCTAATGGATTTTGTACGTACTCAGCCATCATAGCCAAAGAATCGATTCCGTCATCATGTGGTACTTTTGCCCTAGTAGTGTACGTAGTTACATTAGCCATAAATAATCCGTAATCAGACTTTGCTTTGTACTGACTTGGATGCAGAAAATAAAAATGTTTTGCTATATAGTCCGAATTTACAAGAATCTTTGTTTCTTTATTTGCCGACGTTGGTTTTGTCTCAATTTCAGCTCTGCACTTTCCGGTAATCATTTTTTGGATATTGTGTGCCACACGGTTTCCGACATTATTTGATTCGAAACGAATCTTATGTGGGTTATGTCTTATCAAAATATCTGCTGTCTTTCTATCCAAAATGTCATAGTCTGTAGTATCATCAAACACCACATCAGGAAAGAAAAATTTATCTCCGTATTGGTATGCAATCGGTAATGATTCGAAGTCAGTTCCTTTATCTTTTGTATCACATACCGCCCATATTGCATCTGCATCTTTATCTGGAATGATGATGTATTCATCCGCGCATTCATCCGGCACGTCTTCTTTACTGAAAAAGAATCGTTTTAATTTATCCGGCGGTAATAATAATCCCTCACGTTCTACCGGTTGTTGCTGATAAAGACAGTTGTAAGAAATTTCATCCATGGATTCTTTAGCATCATTGAAATATTTCTCTGAGAATCCATTTACCGTAAATAGGAAATTACTTTTGCCGTTCTCATCAAGAGCCGGCACTGCAATAAACCTTGCCCGTGGATTTCCGGCATATAATTGTTGCAGTTTTCCGATAGGGTCATGTACTGACCATCTGGTGGCAATATAAAACTCTTTGCATCCCTCAAGTCTACGGGAGCGCAAGTCATTTACCACTTTTGTCCATAAGGTATCAAGTCGGTTCTTATTCAAAGCTTCTTCAATACCAGACACAAGGTCATCGGCAGTAAGGAATCTATTGCATCTAGTGGCACCAGTCAAAGAGCCATCAATAGAACGAAATGTCCATGTCTTAAATCGTCCGTTTCTTTCGAGATTGACTGTAGTTTCCTTTGCATTTGTTCCTTGAATTTCTACGTTAGGAAATATCTCATGCCACGTGTATTCCACGGGATCATTGATGATTTCCAGAACGCCATCATAAAGGGAACGTGTCAGAATGCTGCTGTGTGCTGAAGACAGGTTAAAGTCATTCGGGAACCATCCACCTACCAATGATAAAAAGAAATCTTCCAGAGTACTCTTGCCACAACCCGGAGGTACGCTTAATGCAAATATATCTAATTTGTCATCCATCAGGTCTTGCAGTGAACCTATGATGTTATGCTGTAAGAACACATTTCTTCGTGGTTCGTAGAATCGTTCTTTCGGGATTCGGTTCTTTTCAAGGTAAAGAAGCCCGCTGTCAACCTGATAGTTCTGTGCTTCCAACAGTAAATACTGCCAGTAAATATCATCAAAATTACCGCTTCCAGTCAGTGCCGCGTTTCTTGCTGCAACTGTATGAGCGTACCGGCTGGCTTTCATTGCCATGTTCCGTGCATCTGGATTATCCTTGAAAGGAAGGTCAATATTCATATTTAACAGCAGATCAAGGCAATCTTTTTGGTTTTGATAGACCGTCATATCATCATTAATGATTTGATTTAAAATTGCCCGATACCATTCAATCGAACCTTCTGTGAATTTTTGCATAAAAATAGAGCCAGACCTCCTTTCTTTTTAGGATTTAGTCTGGCTCTCGTGTGGCTCTTTGACTGGTTTATTTATTAAATTCCGTAAAAATATTTTCAATTACTTTCCATTCTGCGAATATTGCCATGAACAATAACGGAACCGCCGAAAGTCCCCAATGATTTTCAATTGTCATTTGAATTGTGGCTATCAAATAATCTGCTACCCATTTGAATATTATGAAATTCACAATTATCCAACATATTTTTCTGATTTTGTTCATTTGGTCACGCTTTCTTGACCGGCCATTCAAAGCCAAAATCTGAACGTTTGATTTTGCATTGTGGGCTTCCGTCTTTCCAGAAAACTAATCCTTCTATCTCGTGTTCAGAAAGATATTTTTTGATTCCCTCGAATGTTCTTTCGACTTCAACGATTTCTTTGCCGTGCTTTATCAAGGCATCGTAATCATCATTATACGGATTGCCATGAAAATGTTTTCCGTAAGCTTCATATGTGCCATCCGGCAATTTAAGGCCTTGATTTGTCCACATTGAAGTTACATAATATGCTTCTACAAACCACTTATCAGACGGATTATTCTCATCAACCTTTACCCATCCCGGCCAATGACCTGTAATGGAATCTGGCTCACAACAAGGAATAAATCCCTCTGGTGGTATTTTGTCTTTCTTGCAGTCATATCTTTTATAATATTCTCCGTCAATTATCGCGCAGCAAGAACCGTCGTATTTGACTGTTGCAACACCTTCTCCTTTAAGTACCCATTCCATGCCCGGATGCACTTTCGGAAGAACCTTTACAACCTTATGGTCTTTAAATTCTCGCTCAAATAATGTTGGTATCTTTTTCATTTACTCACATCACAATACTTCTAAGTGAATCCCACCACTCATCTTTTTCTTTTATATCTTCTTCTCGTTTATATTGAATTTTTATTTTATATAGTCCAGAATCAGATACGTGTGGCTCAACATGTAAGAATTTGAATTTCTTTTTAAGATATCCTATTTCAAAAACACATTCTTTTGGAAAATCAGTATAAAGTGTGACAAATTCTACAAAAATAATTCTCTTATCTTTTTCATGGTACACATCAATATTTGCCAACGCATCGACAACTTTTTTGTCTTTAGCAAAAATCTTTATTGGAAAATTTACTACAGAATATTTGCTCATACATTCACCTCAATCTGGAATACCTAATTGTTTGTAAGTAAATACCGCTGTATATTTCTTTCCGCATTTGCAGCAAGTTTCTGTAATAGTGCAAGTTTTTTCTTTGTCATTACATTTCGATTCTGTATCAGAACTTTTGAACTTGCATCCACCTGTCAAAATACATTTAATCCGTTTTGTGTTCATCTTGTTCTCCTTGCAAAACTTTTCTGATGCAATCCTCAACAAGTATAAAATCTTTATATGACATACGCATCTCGCAATTGTAAAAATGCTTTCCAATTTCATTTACAATTAATTTATAAATTCTAAACTTGGTTTCTTCCGAAAGTTCGTCCAGTTCCACAGGTTTAGTCTTTTGAAGTTCTTCCGCATCGCTGCCGTCTGTTTCAATTTTTGAACACGCACAATCATAACAAGTACTCATACATTCACCTCGAATAAATTTACATTATTTTCTAAACCACCAAATATGTTTATCAAGAATATCTGCTTTTACATCACCATCAACATAACATTCACACTCCTCACCTGCAAATTCTGCCGGTGTTGTAAATTGTGGCATTCCATCTGGTTCCAATATGACACACGCCTGTCCAGAAATATAACTTGTTACAATGGCTGGTTCGCTACGCCACCAGACTTTTCTTCCGATAACATTTTTATCAAAATCAATTTCATTCAAATTCATTGGGTGTTCTAAAAAATCATTAATCATGCACTTCGCACGTTCAATACTGCCTCTTACATCGCAAAATTTTTCACCATTTCTGGTTATAAACACGTTTCCAATCGTAGTTGCTTCAAATTCATCATGTCTGTATCGAGCGTAATTGTAAGGTGCATAATTTATTCCCCAGCATACGGGTTCTCCTTCGAATTGAACTAAATTCTCGCAATTTGGTTTTTCGTCCCTAGGATAAGCCCATAAATTGTTATTTCCGTATTTTCCACCGATTGTATGTATATAGCCTTCTATTAAAACGACAAAATACGGTTTCCTATTAATTACTGTGTCCCAGTTCATTTGACGCATTTTTAATTTGAAAATGTCTGTATCTCTATCAATTAGCCTAATACTCTGCATTTAATACTTCCTCCAAGTTTCATACATTTACCTCAAACTCTTTCTTGCAGTTGCTACCCTTGCATTTCAATTTAAGATGCTGGATTTTTGTATCGGGACTAATCAGAAGTGCTTTCTTCTGGCAGAAAGGACAACAATACCACAGTTTGCCATTGATGTTCTTTATTAATGCCCGTCCGTCCCACGGCTCCGGTGGGTTCATTGCCTGAGAGAAATCTATCCCCTCAGATTCAAATGCTGATTTGATGCTCATCTATATTTTCTTACTCCTTTTCGTCCTGCAACTCTGCGTATCATCGGAATTCCATGATTTTTTCTAAAATTATTTCGATTTATTTTATCCGGTGCAAATATTGTCCAGAATAATCTTTTCTTAGTATTTGAATTCATTTTAAAATTTATAGTGAATGATTCGTATTCACTGAAATTCGGTAAATCGTCATTATAATCAGGTGGTATGTGTTCTGGAACGTTTGCTATTTCGGTAATCGGACAGTACTCACCATCTGGCTTTTTAAGAAAGTACTGTTTTTCGTCTTTTTCGCCCATATCAACTCACCCCATGAGTCTTTCTAAGATTTGCATATCGGTCAATAATTACATCAAGTGCAGTTCCTAATTGATTGATCGTAATGCAATCGTCCTGATGCTGTCTGCGGTATTTTGCGATTTCTGCGGATTCGTCGTAAAATGGCATATCTGCATTTTTATTCAGCTGCCTTTTTAAATCATTGCTATAATCACACATTTTATCCAGTTCCGTCTGAAGCTCATTGATTTTCTCGTTTTTGTCAAGAATTTCATGTTGCTTTGATTCTCTCTCATCAGCCAACCGAACAAGTTCTTCTTTCAACTGATCTACTGTCCATGTTGCCATGTCTTCAATTCTCATAACTACCTCCCTTAGATTTTAGTAAACGTTTCCATATCATAGTTATCCCGGATATAATCTACACATTCAGATAATTTCTCTTTTAGAAATTGGTCTTTTGCGATGTCTGGATGCAAGGTATATAACATACAACTGTTTTCTTTTCCGTCTTTCTGAAACTTCTTCCAGTCAAAAGTCATTGTGAACAATGGAATCCTTGTGAGATTTTTTGTCTTGTGTTTAAGCCAATAATTTGCAACACTTCTCAATTCGTTCACCTCTCCGCTTCTCTGCAATGTTTGTTCCAGGCCTCTATTACGCTTGATATGTTTTTCCCAGCAAATGATACGAGATCACATTCTGTGGTAAGGTCTCCTATTTTGTCTCTATTGCTCTCGATTCCTCCGCAGCTGATTGCATACATTCCTGGATTATCTGCAAGCCCTTCTATTGTCGGATATTTTCCGCAGAAAGGGCAAGGTCTTACTCCCATTTTCAGCGCATATTTTTTTAACATAATTCCAACAGTCCTTCTCCTTATTTAATTACTCCATGTTTATTTTTTACAGGAAGCCCAAATATCATTTGACTTATATGCCGCAGTAATTTGCGTAGCATTGAAGCAAAATAAACATGCATCAGAACTTCCGCTACTTGGTAAAAATATTCCAAAAGACCATGATGGAATTTTTCCACCTGTACTACCAACATCAATTTCGGTAACACCTATTGATATTAATTTAGCCTTATTTCCATCCGGTAATTGTGTAATATTTTCTATATCTCTGGATAACAGGTTACTACTGGATCTGCCATCGAGAACCCACCATTTGTTAGAGCAATCCCACCTCCACATAGCGGACACATTCTTCTGTTCAATAAATCATCCGTCATGATTTACTCCTTCCCTCCCTATGCTTCATCTGGCACTCAATCATCTTTGCTACATTCTCACGTTCCTGTCGCAGTCCATGTCCTTGCCGGAACAGTTCACATTCAAGGATATTCCCGCACTTGGAACATTCATCGTTGATTTCCTTACCCATTATCTTCATCTTCAATTTTTTCCCAACATTCACAGCTGTCATCAAGACATCTAAAGTCTGCACAATGTTCACTGTCACCATTACAGCAAACGCCTTCGTATGTTGCGTACCATTTACATGTACAACAATAATCTTTTTCTTCCATAAGCCACCTCATTAAACAAAAATTCCAGTACACGGACTTGAACCGTAACTAGCCACCCAACGTGGAGTACTGGAAACCATTCATAGAAAGGTAAGATAAAATGAAATCCTTCCAATGATTGCAGTTCATTGGAACGGTGCATCCGTGATTCGAACACGGACAACATTTCTGTTGGAAGACTTAGCAAGTCTCTCTGTTACCATTACAGCAATGCACCATAACGCTGACGGTAGGATTCGAACCTGCAGGGCTTTCACCACATTAGTTTTCAAGACTACGCCGTTATAACCATTTCGGTACGTCAGCTCAACTATTCAAACATGATTAGGGTTTCCCCTTATCCATCATACTTGCAACCATATTCAGCCACTGTGACGATAAGTCTGAGCCTTCGGGAGCGACCCTGAGCTTCTTACCGCGGTCAAGCACAAACGGGAATGTCACCCACAAATTTCACGGTTCTTTCAGAAGTTTTTCGATAATCATTCGAAAGATTTTATTTTATAATAAATGCCATACCGCTACTCTAACGAATCTCTTGTGTTATACCCTGATTTCTCAGGTTCAAGGCAAATCAGCTTAATGAGATTTCCGCCTAGTCCGTGGTCTCTCACGCCCCTCACATCAACGGATTATTCTTGCACCGCAAGCGTCTATTATACACTGACCACAAGGATTCTGCTTTTGGTCTCTTTATGATGATACACTACAAGGTGTATTGGAAGTTTCTTCCTCCTCTGGCAGAATCGCTCCTGCCAGAAAGATAGTTGATAGCCCAGTATCCCGAACTACTCTATCTCATATAACCCTGCATCTCAGCTAGACTGAAAAATCTATCTGCACTGAGTTAACCATGTTTGAAAATAGCAGGAGACGGATTCGAACCGCCGTTCTCAAGAATATGAGTCTTGTGAGATTCCGTTTCTCCATCCTGCGATATATGTGAGCTTTCAGCATATTTGTACCGGCAGCCCACAAGCCGACTGTTTCTTACATCTTGGACAGCGTCCTCATATTTTGTTTATTTTACAAAATAGTGGGAGAAGATGGAGTCGAACCACCCGAGCCGTTAAGCAACTGGTTTACAGCCAGCACCGCTACCCCTACGGAATATTCTCCCAGAACCCGGACACCCCGGGTTAGCAATGATTTTTTCGTGTTATGCGTTCCACTAGGCAATTTTTCATAACTTGGACTATCGTATTTTTGCCAACCTGACGGCTTTTTGGTAACCGTGGTATGCTCCACGAAGTTGTTTCGGATATTATTATGCCTTTGACTTTATGTTTCTTGAAAACTCCCTTGTCATCAATGCGCGCTTGTGATGGCTTATTGAAACTAAGAAACATTTATCGGACAGGAAATCAGATCAAGCACAAGCCTATGCCGTTACATACCTTTGCTCATTCTGATTCACATACGCTCATCCGAAAGTTTTTTCTGCCCATAAAACGGATGGGTAGCATACGGAAGAAATGGAAATTCTGAGATTCGAACTCAGGGCTTCCCGGTTATGAGCCGGGCGTTCTAACCGCTGAACTAAATTTCCTGAGTAGAAGCAGTCTCCCGGATTGCAGATTTTGAGTTGATTTGCTTCTACTGTTGCGGTTCTTTGCCACCAGCCGCAACAAAGGTCATGGCTAAATAGAATACCTCGTTTTTACGAGGATTCCCATCCGGGACATTTGAAGCCCCTTTAATCAGCTCCGTTGAGCTAGATGGGTTTTCATCGGAGGGTCTATGTAAAATAAACCATTGCCAGGTACATGCGCAACCTAGCAAGCTGGGCTAGTGGGATTCGAACCCGCGAATACAGCAGTCAAAGTGCTGTGCCTTACCACTTGGCGATAGCCCTAGAATCTTTCTCCCACTCCGCACCATCACAAAAGCAGGAGAAAGAATTGAGTGTGTGATAATATTTTTATTATGTGCTCTACAATTGCAGCACAACTTATGTGGAGAATTCAGCATTTAAATAACTAAGTTGTTCTCTTTTTTTGTAGAGTCATATTTGCTAAATCGGATGTCTCGATCGTTTGCTTGCGTACCGCTCCACTACGGGACAAGCGTATCCTTTCGCATTGCTTATATGATTAACCCGTTCTTCGATAATGAACAGGATAATCTGCATCGGAAATGCTAAAAGCATATTTTTACCTCGCTGTGCAAATCAAAACTGTATTAAGTATCATTCCTGCTTCCATCAGCAAGAAGAATGCTGTGGAAAATTGATTGCCTTTGTAATTCCGGCTCATTAAAAATGCAGCTAATGTAGTAAATATCAGAATATTAATTGCTACTGCGATAATGGTTAATGGTAATCTCATTGTTCCTCTCCAATCATGAAATTAAGTATCTTCTCTGCGATTTCTTCTTCCGGCTCAAATGGTAATCCACAGTAATTGTAATGCTCTAAGGCCGATTTTAGGCTTGCTTTGAAGCCGTGGTAAATTTCCCCGTGTTGTAACAGTTCGTGCCTTAAAACTGAAATTGCATCAGTAATTGATTGAGAAGTAAAACTAATTTGTGCCAAGCACTCCACTTCAATATCCGGTTCTGTCATCATCTCGAATACAAATGTCGGAACCTCATCAACTGCAACATGGAAATCAACAGACTTTACTCTTGGGACTTTATTCCCATCAATAAAACACTGCGTCCCTCTCCAATCATACGGTTTAGGGTTCACAATTTTCACAACAGGCATCTTTGCATCCCCTTTCCTGTGCTTTGCAATACGCCAGAAGATGTTCTGCAATCTCTTGAAGCTGATTTGTGTCGTACTTCGCAAAGGTCTGCGGTTCTTTATCATGCAATGGTGACAATGTACCGAATTTGCTAGGTTCAACAGTTATCGTTGCATTGATCAGCATGGATGCTGCGTCAATTGGTTCGTCTGGGAGCATTAAATCGTCCTGGTTCTTATGTACTCCCATAAAAAGTTCGATTCCATCCGCTTTCACCAGCATGTAATTGTGAACTTTATCGAAGTCCGGTGCTTCCTCCGTAATAACTGCTTTTCCGTTTTCTACGTACACATAATAAACTTTCTTGTTATTATTCATGCTTTCTCTACCTCCCCGAATAACTGCTTATACAGTGCTATATCATGTTGTCCAATAATTGCTTTAACTACGTTTTCTGCTTCCACTTTCAAATCAGAGTAATGAATATAGTACGTATGCACTTCAATATTTTCTAACATTTTGTATTCTTTCCTGCGGTCTATAACTTTCTCAGCCGAAAAAAATCTTCCATTTTCCGTTACAAAATACGCTCGATAAACAGATTCGCTAAAAGAAAACCTTTCGTATTTATTTATTACAATAAGCTCTGTTGCTTTACTTGTGTCATACATTTTTTCGTCACAAAGAATTGCTTTAGCATGTGCAATTATAGGTTCATTCTGTATGATTTTGGGGGAAGCAGACTTTTGTGGCTCTGGTTTCTCAGAAAGCCTTTTTTTATTTTTGAAAAATTTTTCGAGTATCGACATTTGCCTACCTCTTTCGAAAATATTCTGCCAGGGCTTCGCGGGTAATCTGCGATATACTTTTGCCGGTCCGGTTCTTCTCAGCTATGAGTTTTCGTTCTAGCTGGTACGGCAACCGGATGCGGATGGATTCGCCTTGGGGATTGCTATAGGTTTTTCTCATATTGTCACACCGCCTTTCTCGGACGGCCTTTCGCCATTTTAGGAGTATTCAATGCTTCTTCTACAGTCATGCCTTTTTGATTATGCCTATAATTAAATGTTTCTACAGAAATTCCGTATTGCTTACAAATATCAGATTTCGATACCATTTCCCCTCCGAACAAAATCATCGCCGTCTTTTTCTTGTTTTTTCGTTTCTTCCATTCGGAAGGAGGTCTTTTATTTTTCTGCTGTTCAACATTAGTAATCCATCGGCAATTGTTGGGTTCATAATTTCCGTTTACGTCTATTCTGTCAATCGTGCATTCTCCAAACGGAGCATTTTCATCATATCCATGTTTATAGGCCCATTCTTTGAATATCGAATAGTCATGCCATTCATCGCATAATTTAATTCCACGTCCGCCATAATTGTAATAGTTAGAAGCAGTAATGGACTCGCATCTTCGCTTTATATCCTGCCACACATGATACAGGCGATCATTACTTCCACCATGGGTTCGGCTAGAATCACTATGGCGACATCCACAACTTTTTACCATCCCTGAAACTAATTCAATCGGTCTCACGTTCTTAATATTCCCGCAATCACACTGGCATTTAAACCTTTTAATTTCACCAGGATCATTTATTCCTATCACCGTTAGGAAACCAAAATGTTTCCCGATATAAGTTCCATCGTATTTAATATTTGAAAAATGTTTATGGCACTTCTGATCTTTCCACTTCCCTGCATGCATCATGCTAAAAGAAACATCTTTAAATGCTCCGCATTCTCTACAAACCATACGAATCTTAATAGGATTCTGTTCTATTATTTTTGAAGCAGTGTAATCTCCATACTGTTTCCCCATTTCGGATTCAAGTAAGTCTTTTTTAATTTTTCGAGATTTTTCAAGCTCTGCATTTCGTCTTTTCTTTCGACATTTAGGACATGTCTTTATAAGTTCACTCCATTTATTTCTGCCTTTTATCATTCCTCTCTGAATTTCATTTCCGCATGTAACGCATTTAAGTTTAACTACTCTGGCTTTAGTATATGGATTGTATGAAATATCAATAATTTTGTAGTCACCATTTACTGTGTCAATACGCTTTTGATAAGATTCAATCATTTGAGAAATATTTTCTTTGCTAATTCCGTATGAAACTAACTCTTCTACGCTGTTCATCTTCGGACACTCCTTTAACTTAACTTCTGAGTTATTAAATTTCGAATGATTTGTGAAATACTCAGCCCTGTTTGAAATGATTCCATTTCAAGTTTTGTTCTCATATCATCAGTGATACGAATTCGAATTGATTCACCTTTGGGATTGTTAGTTGGTCTTCCTTTTGGCATATTGCATCTCCTTATTATGTAGGACAAAAGTAATAAATCAGATTTACTCGTGGCACTCATTAGGCCGTTCAGGGCATCTATATACACCCCCTCCCGGGTCTGTTCCTGGTGACGCTGACCGGGCAACCCTTTGCCCCATGGGTTCCCGTTGTCCCGGTCTTAACGCTGATTTTTCGGATGCCTTCGGCAGTGATCAAGGAAGCATCAAAGCCTTTAATACTCCATCTATACGACAAACACAGATTTGTTCGATAGATTACCTTGATTTTCTATACATCATGCACAAATTCAACTGTTATATATGTGCATATTTACTAAATGTTGCCATGTCCACCGCTTTTCGGTCTGTTTGTTCGTGCTCTGCGTACATTTCAACGATCTTGTGTACATTCCACTCTGTTATAACTCCGGCTTTTCCATCTCTGGAAGCTCTAGAACGTCTTTGTATTTATCTGCGATCTGTTGCGCTGTCTGTTGCGGTATGCCCTGCTGCTGTCCTGCTGGAATTGGTGCCGTTTCCGCCATGCCGTAAGCTACTTTGCAAGCAAATATCAAGTTGGCATTCGTGCCGTCCTGGTTGTGTAGCTTATCCAGTGCAAAGGCTCCGCATGTTTCTTTCCATTTTTTTACCGTCATGCCATGTGAAGAGCCCCGTCTATAGTCTCCATTCATCCAATCAGTAAAGGTCATACCATTAATTCCAACCAATATTCCAAACATTTGTAAAGTAGGTGATATACCATATCTACCACATACACGTATATATATATTAAATATACTGTCTAATAGTTCTATATCATTATTACTCGGTTTTTCAATATGATCAGCAACATAGAAAAACATATCAATGCGATTATTAGCTATATCTTTCTTATACTTTTCTATACTGTCATAATCTTCTTGATGTATGCATAATACAGTGTTGATATACTCATCTACCAATAACCATATTTTGTTTTCATACACCTCTATATTTTGGGATGCTGTTATAGTATTTGAATCTTTCACTGTATCGCCTCACTTTATAACGTTAATCTATTAAATCATTATAAATAAAAAAAGCCGGTCGGCTCTGGTTCGTTGTCCAGTAGCTAACCGGTTCAGTCCTCCAGCGGTTCGTTCTCGCTTTCGGCCTGTATCTGTATCTCTATTAACAGTATTAACATACAAGTTGTTGTTCTGTCAACTATTAATTTAAAACTTTTAGTCAATCTCATATAACAGCATATACTATATCTATGTATATTATATATACTATATACAATATTATATTAATCAACTCAGCATCTGGAATCTAGGAAGGGACAGGGAATAAGTATAATTATAGATATTCATAATTCATAGTATTAATATATATAATATTATAATAGGGCATTTTGAACGCACAAAAAGCCAGACCTTCCGGCATCTGATCCGGCATGATCTGGCTATATTTTTTTCCGTATTTAGTTACGATTCCGCTTTGTCAGCCCTGCCCCTTCCTGAGTTCCGTCGGCTTCATTATATCGAACATAACAGAATGATTTCAAAAAGTCAAGTAAAAAAATGTCGTTGACTTTTTGACGGTATTGTGCTATGAATAATTATGTCAGGACTTCGGCGGCAGTTCTGCACCTGTCCTAAAAGCCGCCACAAAAAAGCATGATAAAAGCCCCTTGGTGAATTCCAAAGGGCTTTTTATTAGTTATTTGCGATTATTTGCTATTTTTATATCATAGCAATAATGTTTTCCGTATTTTTCAAAATATGCATCTTTTAAGTTTTCTTCTGTTCCAATTTCAAATGCTACGTCACTACAAATATACGCAGCAATATCAAGAACGCTTTTATAATATCCAACTTCATTTTTGTTATATAGTTCAAACCCCGCGCTTGCTAACGTGAACATATACATTTTTTCATAAAAATCTAATTTATTTTTTGCAACTTCTTCGTTGTAAAATTTGTGAAGTACTAGAAAAGTAAATTCGTCTTCTTTGTCTTCATTAATTTCTTTTACGTTATGAGTGCCGTTTTGAATCCCTGTTTTATGTTGTAATGCTCTCTTTTTAATATTCGTGCTTTGCCCAACATACGCCGTCATTTTTGTTCTGTTGACAACTGCATATATTCCAGCCTTATCATATTGTGGAATATAAAATTTTTCTAAGTTTGCCATACTGCAGCATCTCCTTTCTTAATTATAGTTACAGTATAGCACATTTTCATATATAAGTAAACACTAAATTTAGTGTTTAAAAATACTTTATTTTTTCTTCGTTTGTTGGCACTATCTCCAGAACATCCGACGGCTGACACCTTAATATAATACATATTGTGTTTAATGTGTCTGTTGTTATTCCTTTGCCTTTTCTTAAATTCTGCATTGTTGCCTCGCTCAGAATCTTTTCTTTTCTCATTCTGGAAGATGTAAAACCGTGATCTGATAATGATTTCATAACATCTATTTTATATTTAAACATCTTGTGACCTCCTAAACAATTATATCATTATTATAATAGGATTAGCACCAAAAAGCAATATAAAATATTTTTAAAAAACACTAAATTTAGTGTTGACATACACTATTATTAGTGCTATTATAATATCAACGAAGGGAACACAAGAACAGGAGGAAAACAAGAATGGAAAAAGAGGAAAGAACAATTTTAGAAACAATCGTATTTGCATATCTGGTCGGAGAACGTGAGTGGTCACCGATCAAAGCCAGAGCAAAAGTCGAGTCAATGACCGATCAAGAACTTGAAGATTTCGTAAATTAATCTTTCCGGCGGAGGTCAAGCCGTAGCCCCAACACAACCGCCGGATTTAAAAAATAAAAAGAAAGGTAAGAAAGCTATGACGCAGAAAGAATTAAAAGAAATGTACATGAATATTATTAAAACAGAGGTCTGGAAAGATGAGCACATGCAAAATTTTGCAAAGAAACAATGCGCTTATGTGGTTCAATTTTCAAATGGAGATATCGCAGATATTGAAAAACCATCTATAAAAAAGGACTTTTGTTTTGGTGCTGGCTCCTATGGTACTTGCACCAACGAAGAAATGAAAGACGCCGAAAACATGGCAGCATTAGCCCGAAAAAGTGATCAATATTTTAAAGAACAAAATCTAAAAAAGATTGATTCTGATATAGAGGATCTCGAAAAATGTTTGAGCGGCTATGAATACGAGTGTTATACATACACTCATTATATGGGGCAGCCAGACGACAGCAAATTAAAGGCTTTTACGGTGGTGAGAACCGGATATAATCCAGAATTTACCCCGATGCGTTGGATTAATTGCAAGGATATAAAAAAGCTGGGCGTGGACGATATCCAGAAAATTATTGACGGTTTTAAAGAAGTCAGAAAAGCATTTGAAAAACGGATTGACACATATTTAAAAAGATACGGAACAACAAAAGTAAATTCTTGGTCGTATATCTGCGATTAACAGGCCGGCAAGCGTACCGGGGAGCATTTCCCCGGCGGCCTTTTAAAATAAAATCAGGAGGATTAAAAACATGAAAAAATTAACATTAGTAGAATACGGATGCGCGGGAACGGGCTACAGATTTGACTTCGATCTAAATGATTATAATGCAATGAGCTGGTGCAAGTCCATGTTATCTGCTCATAAAAAATTGATTGTAGAATCTAACATTTATACAATGTGCGTAACGGTCTATGATCGCCAGGAAAAGGAAAAAGCATGCGCTTTTTATGAGCTGGTAAAAAAGTTACATGATATTTTCAACTTAGAATATCACGAAACAAAGAACGGCAGCCGGGCATATGATAAAGTTGTCGGATTTGTTGAATTACATCAGGAATACAAGCCCGCTTTTGATAGTATTTATAATTAATTTTTTACCGCTTTACGGCTTTAGGCCGTCGGCACACTCACGACGTGCGAAGCGGTTTTCTTTGCGTTGCTTTGTTGTATTTGGCTTTTAACGGCTTTTAATTGCTTCATGGTACATTTTACCGGATACGGCTATAAAATCATTTCTAGGGAATTTTACGCAATCAATTAAAAGGATTGACGGCAAAATATAACGGGCGTATTATGGTTATATATGTCAATGTGGATAACTGCCGACTTGGATTCTGTACAGTTTATGCAGCTGTTGCCGGTTTCGTTATCCTTGTAAGCACTTATTTGGCATTTTACAGCCGTTTATATGCTTACATGTGTATTTTATCGACTGTAAATGTAAAATTGATTTTAGACACGTTTACAGGCTTTATAATGGCATCGGGTTATTGTATTATATACCGGTTTACTGCTTCATAATGTTTTAACGCTGTATTTTGACTTTTAAGCCGTTTTATATCGTTGCCCGATAAGTATAGGCTTATGCCGTTTGAATTGATTTTAGGCGCAATTATGCAATTAATTACAATGTTTCTAGTATGATCGTGTGCATCGGATGGCGACACGTTTTGCTGCGGGTATATTTCTTGATGCATCATCACTTTACTATGAAGCCTTACGAGTGCCAATTTTCACAGACATTCAAAAAGACCCGAAGCATGGATTTTGAACGAAAAAAATCATTTTTCCATGGATACGGGTCATTTTATATTTTTTATTTATTTGTAATTTTGCACAAATATTTTTATAGCATCTATTCTGGGACTGTGGAAAATGTAAAATTATTTCAATTTATTCAGATAATCTACTTTACCAGTGCTTCTTTTCTTCTTTATTGCGGTTCCACTTTTCATCCTCTGTTCTCGTTCTTCCTGTTTCTTAGTCCTTGATTTCTTCCTCAATGTATTTCCTGTATTAAATCCCATACTTTCCCTCCTTGTCTCTAATCTTCTGACTGCGAGTCTTGAAATTCACGATTTGCACATCTGTCTGTAGTTCTTCTGGCGCTAATCCGACTATGATAACCTTAATTGGATTCACTCTCCGGACCATCTCGTGGAATCCTTGGCAGAATTCAATCCTAGATACTTTTGCTTTGATGCGTCCATTGGTGCAGCAGGCCACTACACTTCTTTGTGGAATCCCGTCAAATATCCAGTCGTAACAATATTCTGGTGGTATGCTCACGTTAGGAATCACCTTTATCCCGTTCATACTGAGATAATGAGCCATGGCATGATTTCTGTACTTGTTCCAGATATTCATGGCAAATGGCATACCATTTTCACCGACTGCCATTGAGAAGTCTGGCGCGATCACGCTCTGGAAGCATTTCATGTGTTCCAGGTATCTGTCTGGATTATTCCATAACTTTTCGAATTCGCAGTCATGGATATAAAAGTTGATGCTCAAATCACGATGATTCTTTATCTTTCGGCTGAAGCTGTCTTTAAAATCTACTGTGTCTTGCGGTATCTCGTCCACATATCTGTCCATCATTGGAATCTGGTATCTGCCGTCCAGTTCCGCTCCTGTGAGCATATATTCTTTCATGGTATCGTATGCGGTATGACTGATTCCCTGTGCAATCATGAAAATTCCTCCTGAAAACAAAAAAGACACAGAATCCTTATTCTCGGATCGGTGTCATCGTTAGTATATGATATATACTATCAAATATTCTATTTTATGTCAATTTACATGATATGTACGGCGCATTTGTTATTAGCACTTACATAATGCGACTCCGATGGCATATAGTTTATGCTAAAATTTTTTCAACTGTATTTCAATATTTCCATTGACTATAATTATTTTTGATATTATAGTTTTTAATATACGGTTTTTGTTTTGCTTGTCAATGTGTTCCCACACATCGGCAAGCTTTTTTATATTATCGTATACAAATTCTTTCTTCTGTGAGTTATCCGGGCTTTTCATCTCGTTCTGTATTTTTAGTTTTAATTCATCTATACCGGATTCCGTTTCTTTTATCATCTCCAGAACCGTATCATTTCCCTCGGCATAAAGAGTATACAGACGTTTTAGCTTCGTTTTCTCTTTTTGGAGTTGTTTACTTAAAATGTCTAGACAGCTTTCTCTTTCTTTTGGCTTATGCGATGATAAATTGAGGGAAATCTTTAAAATCTCATCTTCAACCTGCTTTTCAATATCTTCTGCCCACTCAAGCGAATTACTGCAATTCGGATTGTAATTTGGTAAGTACGACATTCCATTATCCCTTGAATAGCAATAAATTTTATGCTTCCCATGAGTCCACTTCTGATATCTCATCTTGCATCCGCACACTCCGCAATAGCACAGCCCCGTCAAGAGCTGATTCTCGTGATTAACGCAGAAGCTTTTACTTTGCTTACGAGTTTTTCTTAATTCCTGGGCTAATTCGAATACTTTAATATCGAAAATCGGTTCATGTCTTCCCTTATATAGTTTCCCTTTATATGGGATCATGCCAATATTTACAGGACTGGTAAGAACCTGTCGTGTAACAAACTCGCTTTTAAATCCTATTAATTTCTGTATTCGAACATCAGAATAACCGGATATATACAAATTCATAGCTCGCAAAGCCATTTCTTTGCGTTCTGGTATGGGAACTAAGATTCCGTCTTCTTTGCTATATCTATAGCAATAAGGGGTGTTGCCACCTCCCATCCAATATCCCTGTTTCACTCGCTCCAGCATACCGCCACGCATTCTAAGTAGCATAGTATTTTTGTCAAGTTGCGCAAACACTGCCATCATCTGAGTGTATGCTTGCTCCATTGGGCTGTCGTAGCTTACACTATCATGCACGCATCTAAAATCCACCCCATTAGGTATAAATACACGTTCAATTAAGTATATTCCATCGACCATGCTTCTTGATAATCGATCTAGTTTAAATGCTACAACACATTTTAATTTTTTCTTCGAGCAATCATTAATTAAGCGTTGCAATGCTGGACGATTCATATTCGAACCTGTGAAGCCATCATCCTCGTACCAATCAGATATAATCAATTGATTTTTTCTGCAATAATTTTCAATATCTCTTTTCTGACTGTCTAATCCATTTCCCTCTTCGGCCTGTTTTTCTGTTGATACACGCAAATACGCAACACATTCCATGAACTATTCCTCCTTTGTGTAGAAATGTGCCGCACATATCATGTTACGACACATTTTACACTACAATATTTTTGCGGTCAACCTAGGCATTCAATTATGATTTTAATAATTTCTTCTGGCAGTTCAATTTGTTCGATGTCAATTTCTTTTCCGTCAATCGTAACAATTGCCATATGCTCACCTCTCATTTCACAAAATCAAAAATATTCATCTGTCCTTGTATTTCTTCTATTTCATCTTTTGTAAAAAATTTGCAGGCTGTCCAATTCGGATTCCAGTCAGCATCCAGTTCGTAATTTAAGCATTTGCATCTTTTAACGTTTTTAAACATCGCGCATTCAAAGCATTGATGTTCATAGTTCGTACCGCCCGAACGCTTGTACATTTCGCTGATTCTTCTCATAGGCTGATGTCCTTCCATAATTCCGGGCATCTGGCAAAGTCATGCTCGCATTCTGCATATATGATGCATTTGTGGCAATCATGCCTACCGATTTGCTTTGCGTATTGTCGTATTACTTTCCTGCATATAAGCACCAGTTCTGGCGTTATATCTAACTTTTCGTCTTTGCCCTCCATGCTTTTCTCCTTTTCTTTGTTGCTGCATATTCAAATTTACCTTCTTTTACGCAATCTCTTGGGTCACATCCTCGACTATGGCCGACCATAAAAATATAATCGCACGGTTGCATTTTCCCTGATGTACCGTTTGATTTCGGATAGAACTTGCAGTCTGTGCATTGACGATTCGTCAAATTCTGAATTTCTTGTGGCGTCAATTTTATCCACGGTTTACGCTTGTTTTCCATTTTCACCGCCTTGAATCTTTTTGATAAGTTCCTGTTTCATTGCATCCGCTATGTGTTCCCTGACTGATTCTTCAGGAAAAGGGATTTCCAATGATCGCTCTAAAATTCTGTTCGTAATGCGGTCATCATATTTCAATCGGGAAATAGGATAATTACTGGTGAAAATTGTGGTTTTCTTGTCCACATACCGACCATTGATGATTCCGTAGAATTTTTCATTAATCCAATCTTTCCCAGATTCCGCGCCAAAATCGTCAATAATCAAAATATCCGCATAAGTCAAATCACTAATCAGTTTATTCTCTGCGTTTTTTCCTCGTTCTCCCCATGTTGACTTTATCTCATCGAGAATTTTTAGGGATGTTGTGAATTTTACTGATTTCTGATGCTTTTCTATCATCTCATTTGCCATGCTACATACAAGTCTTGTCTTTCCAGAGCCTTTAGTATTTGAATATATGTACAGTCCAATTCCCTGTTCCTGCATCTGTTGGATATTTTCGATCCAATATTTAACAGCTTTTGCAGCCTGTATGAATATTTCCTTACTTTCTGGAAGTTGATACACGCTGCTTTTCATATTTGAAAATCTGCATTCCTTGTACATATCCGGCATTTCAGCAAATTGCAGCTGGTTCTGTAAGATCATCTTCTTTCTGATTCCGCAATGGCATTCTTCACAATATGGAATGCCATTATCATCCCTTGACCATATCCAACCAGAACCGCCACAATCAGGACAATCAGTCTGCAAATGGAGTGTCTGAGATTTCGCTTCCTCCGCATTGTTCAAATGGGATAAGCGGTTTGACATGTGCTTGAGCTGTTCTACCGGTTCCATGCTTGATGTCGCCTCCTTTTATAACATTGTAGTTTCCTTCCAAAACTTTTGTAAAATTATTCGGCTTTACGAACCAGTCAAATGTTATCATCCATCCGCGGTTATTCTCTCCTCGAAGAAAATCACTGTTGCGGACGTTGTTGATTGCATTAAGGACTTCATCAATTCCGTATTCACGGATTCGCCCTTTGAGTAACTGATATCTTTTTGATGACGGTTTAATATCGCGTATCGGATTGATGCCAACTTCCTGTAATTTGTTCCATTCCTCGATGACGCGTCGGACATCAGTCTGACAAATAGTATCTTTAGATACTATTAATTTATTATCTTTCTCTTTATCTATATCTCCTTTCTTATTCTTTATCTTATTCTGTTGCGTGACGTCACGTGACATGTCACGTGACGTATCTTGTTCAATCATAATTTTTTGCCTTTCTCTCTGATTTTGCTTCCTGATTCGGTTCTGTTCTCTAATTTTGTCCATACCTTCGATGTTCTGATATTTTTTCCAATTGGAAATCTGTAAAAAATCATCAATAATTGATATCATTTCGAATTCTTGGAACACCTTTAAAGCAAACTGTATAGTTGCCAGAGGTCGATTAAACAGTGTGGAGAGCATTTGTTCTGTATATGGTATTTCTTTTGTAAAATAAACCATTCCAGAATCATTAGTTGTCCCGGCAAGGCACAAAAGTTTTAACCATATAACAATGATAGTATCTCCATCTGGAAGGGATTCAATTTGAACAATTTTTCTATTATCCCAAATGTTTGTTGCCATTTTAATCCATTTTACTTCTGCCAATTATCTGTCACTCCTCTCAATCAAGCGGTAATCCCACGAATAGCGGCAGAATAAACGCAAATAAGCAACAAGGATTTTTAGTTGCAGATATTGCCGCAATCACTGCCATTGATGTACTAACCCATGCTACTGATTTCGCCATTGCTGTATTAAAATCCATTTAATCACTCCTCGCTCCAATCCAGTTTCTGCCCACACTTATCGCAATATTTCCCTTTTGATTTCAGTTTCAACCGTCCGCCGCAGGTTGGGCAGACAATAATATTACAATTTTCATAAGCAAGGCTTGCGGTATCATCTGGTTTTGTCTTATCGATCGGCTTCCTTGGAATCTGCTTTTCAAGTGCTTTAATGGCTTCTTGCCTAGCTTCTAAACCAACCATAACTAATCCGTCTGGAAGTTCTGGGTATCTTAATTCTTTTAATGCTACTTCTGGCTTCATGTTAGTCCTCCTTTAAAAACAACATTTCAATTCTTGATCACTTTCATATTTTTATTCCAACTACCTGAAATTGTGCCGCCTGGATGAATGATAAATTCTCTACAAACATGATCATCTTCTACTTTCTCGACTTCGCTTAACATTTTCATGTTTGAATAGCTAAAAGTAATTAATGTACTTTTGTATTTCCATATTTCATATACATAATAATCTTGGATCGTTTGCTCTACTAATTCAAAATGATTATATGCATATTCAAGAATCTCATTGTACAACGGCTCTTTGTCGTCATATTTAATACCGCTATAATCGCTCAACTTCATAAGTTTTCTAAATGACAAATCATCTGCAAACGAATACGCATCTATCATTTCTAATACATCTTCAATTGAGTTTGCATCACACAGTACGCATTGCAATCTCATTTTTGTTTTAAATAATTTACCTTTAATACACTTTAAATCAAATAAGGAAGGCATGTATTCATCAAAAATTTCGTTATTTCTCTGATCAGAAATTGCATGACGACTAATATCCACAAAATCAAACAGCCCATCAATTTTATCAAGATTATCTTCTAAGTATTTACCATTGGTATTCATTGTAAGAAATTTAATATTATGATTTCTTAATACATCACATAATTTATCAAATTTATTAAACAACAATGGTTCTCCGCCTGTAACGGAAACTGAATATAAAATGCCAGCGCGTTCCATTTCAGTCAACATTTCATCAACTTGTTTTACGAAATACTCTGCATTTTCACAACGTTCAGCATTCTGTTCTACACAGAAAAAACATTTTGCATTGCACGCATCAGTTAATTTTAAATGTAAATGCCATAACCATTCATTTCTTTCTACCAAAATTTTATTGCCGAATAAATTTACTTTCATTTTATCATCATAAGTTATAGGCAACTTTTCGACATTACACTTATGAATGTAATCTTTGATATCTTTAATTTGCACAAACATAAATATCTCTCCCATTCTTTCCATGAAACTGCTGTTTTAACTTTAATGTCCAATCATTTCTTTAGTAATTTCATTATATTTTGCTTTATAACCATACTCCCATTTTGAATTTAAAATTGTAAGAATAGAATTTTCTACATTATTAGAAAATCCAATTAAACAGTTTGCGTATTCATACTTCCTATCTTTATCGAAATCATAAGGATTTGAAATTTTTACTGTTCTAATTTCTTTTAGTTTTTTAACACATGCATTATGACAATATGGCAGCCTCACCAAATAATACTATTTCTTCGATCCATTATTCTTCATCTCCTCCAACTTCTTCTCAGCTTCTTCACGAGTGAGAAATAATGATTCACCGATTTTATCTATATCCGACAACTCAAATACGCACTTGTCGATTGTACATGGCGTCTTATTTGGAATGCCTAAGATGTAATAAACTTCTGTTCCAACCTTACACGGCAATCTCACAAGCAAGCCCTGTTCTTCTGCATTTCTCCACGCTCTAATTTCTTTTGCCATTTCTGCTTTAGACATTTTTAAAGGCTTAAATTTAGGCTTTAATAATTCCTCTCCTGTCCACCCACTATTGATTCTGCCTGTAAAAGCATTTTGTGAAATTCCAATTTGTCTTGCCCATTCAGAAGTTGTTTTCGTTACCCCGTTTATCGTTACATAATTATTATTTCTTCTATTGTTCGCCTGTTCTTCTGGTGTTGCCCACCGACAATTATTAGGTTCGTAATTTCCATTTACGTCTATTCGATCAATGCTGCGCCCTTCTTCCCATCCATTTTCAACTGCCCATTTTTGGAAATTGCTATGTCCTTCTTTTTTATCCATCCACTCGTCACAAACTTTAATGCCACGTCCACCATAATCTTTATAAAATTTTTCTTCTGGATTATAGCAACGTCTTTTCATATCGCAAAGCTTTTGTTGCAAAATATGTCGTTGCTTTTCTGTTAATCTCTCCATCTACTTCACCTCTTAAAAAGACATATCTTCTAAATGCTCATAAATTTTATGTGGAATAAAACAAATTGCCATAAGTACAAATCTTAATATTACTATTGGAATCTCTGCCAGCATACACAATATGCACCAAATACATGCCAACTTATTTCTTCTCCACCATTCCGCTGGTTTTCTTGAAACATTTCCGTCCGTATCTCTTAATGCTTCAAAGGCAATTTTGCTAATTTTTATCATCTATCTCACCTCTTCCATCTGACTTTCTACGGTATTTACAAGCAATAACATTGATTCAATAACTTTATCTGTTAATGACATTCTGTCTTTGTTATTCGCAAAATACTTAACATAGGCTATTGCTTCTTCTAGCTTTTCTCCATCTTCAACGATTTCGGATGCTTCATACAGTATCTTTTCATCACTTCTGTAAGTAACGTTCTTATCGTCATAAAAATTCAATATGTTTGGAAATGGAATTTTGATAGGGCTTAAATTGCTTTTTCTCGCCCATGTGAATCCCTGAAGCTTTGCCATTTTTAGAACGCTCAAATATTCTTCCTGTGTCTTTACGAACACGCTTTTCCCTGTTAAATCAATCATCATAATTTCCTCCTGTGATCTCATCAATACAATTATTCCAGCCGATCTTATAGCTCGGTGGACTGTCTCCCGCTTTGAAATACTCGCAGTTATAAAGCCCAGTTGCTTTCATTTTCTTCGGCAATGGTTTCAATGGACACCAATCAGGTCTAATACTTAAATCTGCAATATCTCTATTGTTTACTCTACAGAACGGGTGAAGCACTCCACTGCGTAAAACGCATAAAGCACAATATTTTGGCGTATTTATCACTAATACTGATTTACTCATTCCAGCACCTCCTGTAATAATTCCTGATCATCAAAAGCATTTCCGATAACCACCACTTTCTTTGCCCAGTACGAAAAATCTTTTCGATAATTTGTTTCTTCTGGAAAATCTACATAAAATCCTAAACCTCCATTACCGTATTCTCCGAACTTAGCAACAGCCGCAACTGTGCCATACTGAATGACATCATTTTCCCAAATCTTATTTCCGTTCTTGTCGCAAAGTCCTGTGAACTGGCAGAGGGTTTCTATATCAATTATATCGGTATATACTGTAAACCGATCTGAATCCTTCCGATAAAAAATAATGTCCTTCCCCCCTATGTGATATTGATCTCTTAGGTAATATCCCTCAACCCATTCGCCATTATCAATCCGCTTTCCTTTGCAAAGAATTTCTCTCATTCAACTCCACCGCCTTTCACGATTTCGATTGCCCTGCTCAGTCCAGCATTGTATCCTTGATGCACATCAGATAAAATACATTCTGATTCAATGAATTTATCTCTTTCCAATTCGCTAATAGCCTTATCCGCATCAAAAGCTGTCGGCTGATTATCAATCAACATTTGTGCCGCATTTCTTGTGTCTTGTGCAAATTCACTTGCACCAACAAAAACTTCGTTAAAATCGATCTTATCTGCATCAATCAGTCTGCTCATATTCTATTCTCCTAACTGTTTTAAAATTTCTTTTGCAATTTTATTACTTTCCTGCATGGAAACTCCCCATCCATTATATTTTCTGTGGCATTCATCACAGTTCCATTCACCATTATCGCTTTCTTTAATTTCGCTATTGAATCTGCAATTATCGCAATACATATGATCGAGAGTGCTATAAATGATGCTTGCAATATCGTCTTGTTTGCTATTAGCATCGTCTACGTGTTTCTGCTTAGTTAAATATTCAAACGCTCTCAGCTCATTTTTCCCGACCCATTTAATCCATGCACCGCAATCCCCGCAATACAATCCCGTATTATTCCCAACTTTCTTGACAAAAAGGTTTTTACTATTGCACTTTGGACATTTATATTCTTTCATTTATTTTTCCTCCCATACTCCCAACAACCGCATCCTCTCATACAGTACAGCGACGGTCTTGCGTCTGTATCCGTAGAAGTCTTTCGGGTTCATCGGGATATATCTTTCTTTGCTGATTTTTCTGTAACTTTTCCGGTGTAGGATATTCTCAATAACCATATCCGCTATCACCGTGTTTTTCGGGCAAGCTGACAAGGCGGCACCGGAAAGCAGGTATCCGTACTCTGCCGGGAAGTCTTTCAGCATCGTATTCAGTTTTTCTATGTCCTCT